CATCTTGTGAAAAACCATATGAGACTATACCACTCGCACGATACGTTATTGAATTCGTTGTTGTTAAATCATGCCCATTTTCTGTACTATCATAAAATGTGCCACTAGCCTCTTCAAAATCCCAACATGCAACTAATCCACTAGTAAATGGATTGTGAATTGGTGATGGTGTTATAGATGACGTTCTCGATATTGATATACTTGGTGTACTGGATACTGATAATGATGGTGTTATAGTATTAGATACAGATAAACTGGGCGTATTTGATACAGATAAACTTGGTGTATTAGATACAGATAAGCTTGGAGTATTTGATATAGATAAACTAGGCGTATTTGATACTGATAATGATGGTGTTATAGTATTAGATACAGATAAACTGGGCGTATTTGATACAGATAAACTTGGCGTTCTAGTATTAGATACAGATAAACTGGGCGTATTTGATACAGATAAACTTGGCGTGTTAGAAACTGATAAACTTGGAGTGTTTGATACAGATAAGCTTGGAGTATTTGATATAGATAAACTAGGCGTATTTGATACTGATAATGATGGTGTTATAGTATTAGATACAGATAAACTGAGCGTATTTGATACAGATAAACTTGGTGTATTTGATACAGATAAACTTGGCGTGTTAGAAACTGATAAACTTGGAGTGTTTGATACAGATAAGCTTGGCGTGTTAGAAACTGATAAACTAGGCGTATTTGATACTGATAATGATGGTGTTATAGTATTAGATACAGATAAACTTGGAGTATTTGATACTGATAATGATGGTGTTATAGTATTAGATACAGATAAGCTTGGAGTATTTGATATAGATAAACTAGGCGTATTTGATACAGATAAACTTGGCGTTCTAGTATTAGATACAGATAAACTGGGCGTATTTGATACTGATAATGATGGTGTTATAGTATTAGATACAGATAAACTGGGCGTATTTGATACAGATAAACTTGGTGTGTTAGAAACTGATAAACTAGGCGTATTTGATACAGATAAACTTGGCGTTCTAGTATTAGATACAGATAAACTGGGCGTATTTGATACTGATAAACTTGGTGTTCTAGATATAGATATTGATGGTGTTGTTGTTGGTGTTGTTGTTGGCGTTATTGATGGTGTTACAGTTGGGCTTGTTGATGGTGTTGGCGTTGGTGATGCTGGCATACATGTAATGCCATTTCCATTATTATATAAATAAGTTATATCGGTTTGATTTAATTCTCTAGAAAATATCGCAAACGCATCTACATATCCATATAAGCTATGAATTAAGTCCAAATCATTTCCAATCATTGTATATGTTGTATATGATCCGGTATATGATGGCGCATTACTAAAACTTAGAGTGTCAATATAATATCCATCGCCATAAAATTTTAATTCATAATTATTATTAAAAGTAATGACTATATGATGCCATAATTGATCCATTACAATATTTATGGCTTTTTGATCTAATACTCCATCATTTATTATACTAAAATATATACTACCTTCAAGTTCATTATTAAGAACTAAAAACATATAAAAACCACCAGACATATCTTCTTTTATACGACCATATAGTAATCTTATACCTGTTGAACCAGTCACAACTCTTAACCAAAGAGATATTGAAAACTCTTGTAAGTCAAGGCTATCACCTATAGTTCCGGCATTTCCAATAACAGAATTATTACTAAGGAAACCAATGGAATAATTATCAACTATTCCAGACGCCTGATAAGTAACATTTATTGAAGCATCTAAATCATTATGATAAGCTGTAGAATCATAAAGTGTTCCACTTGCTTCTTCACAATTCCAACAAGCTATTAATCCACCTAAATATGGATTAGTGGGTATCGATGGCGTTATCGATGGTGTTCTTGAAATTGACAAACTAGGTGTATTTGATATCGACAAACTAGGCGTATTTGATATCGATAAACTAGGTGTATTTGATACAGATAAACTAGGTGTCTGAGTATTGGATACAGATAAACTAGGTGTATTTGATACTGATAAACTAGGTGTCTGAGTAATGGATATAGATAAACTAGGTGTATTAGATATTGATTCACTTGGTGTATTAGATATTGATAAACTAGGTGTGTTTGATATTGATATACTGGGCGTTTGAGTATTGGATACAGATAAACTAGGCGTATTAGATATTGATAAACTAGGCGTATTTGATACAGATAAACTTGGTGTATTAGATACAGATAAACTTGGAGTATTTGATATAGATAAACTTGGCGTATTTGATATTGACAAACTAGGCGTCTGAGTATTAGATACAGATAAACTTGGCGTATTTGATACAGATAAACTTGGTGTATTAGATACAGATAAACTTGGTGTATTAGATATAGATACTGATGGTGTTTGAGTGTTAGATACGGATAAACTTGGCGTTTGAGTATTGGATACAGACAAACTTGGTGTATTAGATATAGATACTGATGGTGTTTGAGTGTTAGATACGGATAAACTTGGTGTGTTAGATACAGATAAGCTAGGCGTATTTGATATTGATATGCTTGGTGTTATCGAACTAGATACAGATAACGATGGTGTTATAGTTGGTGTTGGTGTCAATGATAACCCAGGTGTCTCAGACATCGATATCGATGGTGTCATAGTACTAGATATTGATAAACTTGGTGTATTAGAAATTGATAAACTAGGTGTCTGAGTATTGGATACAGATAAACTTGGTGTGTTCGATATTGATTCACTTGGCGTTTGAGTATTAGATACAGATAAACTGGGTGTATTAGATATTGATAAACTAGGTGTGTTTGATACAGATTCACTAGGCGTTGAAGTATTAGATACAGATAAACTAGGTGTATTTGATATCGACAAACTAGGTGTATTTGATATTGATACACTAGGCGTGCTTGATATTGATGAAGATGGTGTCTGAGTACTAGAAACAGATAAACTTGGTGTACTAGTAGGTGATACCGATCTTGTTCTAATTGGAGTAAATGATGGTGATGGTGTATTAGAACTCGAAATCGATATTGATGGAGTAGCCGTTTGAGTTGGAGACATAGATGGTGTTGTAGTTGGCGTCTTTGTTCTCGTTGGTGTTTGTGTTCTCGTTGGTGTTCGTGTTGATGATCTTGATGGTGTATGTGTTATTGTTGGTGTTACTGTTGGAGATACCGAAGGTGTTGGTGGACGCCTTGATGTCGATGGTGATATACCAGTACTTGGCGTTGTTGTTCTCGATACTGATGGTGTTTGTGAAATAGATGATGATACAGATAATGATGGTGTTCTTGTTCTTGATGGTGATGGTGTTATTGATGGTGTTCTCTGTGGTGTATGTGATGTTGATGGTGTTACTGAACGTGACGGGAATGATGGTCGATAAAGTGTACTTTCCGCAACATTTGATGCATAAAATCTAACAGGAGAATCACTACATCCAATTCTAGTATTACTATTATCTTCATAAATAGTATATGTATAATTAGTTTTATCTATTACTACTTTATGATACATGTCATTTTCTTCATTAAATGACTGTACATAAGATTTATTGGAATTCAAAAAACTCATTGTACTGCCGTCTAATGCATTAAAAAACCTAGCAGTCATGTAAAATGTGTTTCCTGAAATAGATGTACCATCAAGAACAGTATCATCCTGAAACCAATATATATACATGTTTTCTTTGTTTCTATAATTTGAACCCATGAAAACCGGTACATATACATATTCACCTATTGGTGTATAAAAAATTTTTTCACCAAAAGGTATTGGTAAATGTTTTGTAAAAACTAATTTTCTATTAATACTACTTGGTTTTTCCCCATCAGGAACTTTATAAAATTCTAATCTAAAAAAACTTGTATTTTCACTTCTCAAAAGTTTTGAATTTGCTTCTGGTGACAATCCTACATATTCATAATCTAGAGAATATTGTGGTAAATAATTTCCATCAAAAAAGTAAAAATAAAACCAAACATCACATTGTATAATTTCTTCACCATTTGTAGTAATAACACAATTATTATGACTATATCTAACAGTTTCAAAATTTACGGCAGGATTTATTATTGACTTGAGAGTTTCGATCTCAAATTGTTGCATAGATTCTTCCCATCCTACATCTAATCCAAATTTTGTTTCTTGATTTATAAGAATGGTACTATTAGTATTTGTTGTTTGTTGACGAACTCTCATTATAATTTATCCGTTTCTTATAATTATAATCTTTCTGCAATTTTAGTAAACATCCACCAAGCCGCATATGCTTTCATATTAGCATTAAGTGGCTGTGAATGTGATGAAGCACAATTATACCAATCCACATTTACTGTATGTGAATTCTGCCAATTTATGGCCCAGTTTCCACCATCGTAATTACACCCATCATCTGCACCAAGATTTAAATAATCAACGCCATTAGGATCATACCTTTCAATATCAGCGAAATCAAATAAAATCCGATTGTTTGTTGCACAATGTGCTCTAATTTGTTCATTTCTTTGATGTAAATTACCTGATGAACCAGTACCATCAAGATGTCCTGTCATATATACAAATTTAACAGGACGACTAGCATATTCATTTTCAAGACTAGCCATTAAACTTAAATAATTTGACATAACAACAGAAGATGATAAATAACTTAATTGCCCACACCATGACCACATTACAACATTGCAATTAGGATGAGAATTAAGATATGCCCGCGTTTGATTATAAAACGCAGTATAATCGCCACCACCACCTAAATCTGCTCCGCCTCCACCATAAATTCCATGATCATGAATAGATAATCTATTTGCACTATGTATATCAGAATTTATAAAATCAAATTTAGGCGAGCCACCCATCACACTATTCATAAGTCCAGTCATACCTTGAATAATTTGTTCACCATGAGATGTATGTTCATATGCGATTAGTAATTTAGATTTTGCATTAGATATAGACACATCACTAAGGGTATTTAACACAATATATCGCGAAATTGTGTGATTCGCAATAATTGAACCACCAACAATAGTTGGAGGACTTTGTGTTGGTGTTCTAGATAACGATATTGATGGTGTCCTAGATAATGACATTATTGGTGTTCTACTTTTCGACGGTGCTGGCTGTGATGCCGATGGTGTTCGTGAATTTGATGGTGTACTCGGTGGCGATACACCTGGTGCTAATGTTTCATATGCTCCTATATCTGGTGCCCCAAAAATACTTCTACCTTCAATATCATTACTGAATCCAAGATATGCTCCAGCGTTAATTGCTGGTGAACCAGATTGTAAATGAAAATCATTACCAGAAACAAAAAGAGGATCTGCACTTATTGAATTTATATCTTGTGTTGGATATTTTGCTCTCCATTGTGCAAAAGTAGTATATGTTCCATCATCTGTATATGCTAGAATAGCTACATTATATAAATTATTATCAAATGTAAACTTAGGTGTCATATGTGATGGATTGCCATATCTTATTGCTGGATTTGAACATGTTTTAAAAATATTATTTTTTATTTCACAGTTAATGATATTTCCGCGATCTACCCATATCATAACATGACGAGCATTAGATGAATCCGGTCTTTGATTTACACTCCATGAAGTCGCGTTAACACAAGTATTATTATAAAAATTCACATTTTTCATTGTTACACTTGAATCTTCTGCCCATGTTTCATATTCATAATAACAATTCCATATTCTATTATATGACATTTTCACATTGCTCTGGGTAAAGTTTACACCGCCTTGTGGCGAAATACCAGCATCATAACAATCATGTATATTATTATATCTTATTTTAAGATCATTTACTCGTTGCCACATTTGAACACCATTACCCATTCTATACGATGGATCACTTGGCACCCACATACCCCCAATCCAAGAAATATCACAATATTCAACAATTCCATGACTACATCCATTAATGAATATAATTCCGTTATTACCGCTATATCTCACATCTAAATTACGGAGAATAATAAAATCAGAATTTGAAACTCGTATAACTTCTTCAGTTGAATATCCATCAGCACAAATATATGCTCCACCTATTTCAATATGTGAATAATACGATCCCGGATTTGATGTTGAATATAAATAAACAAATCTATCTATTGGACTTATATACCATTGACCCTGTCCTACGCATCCACTTAATGTGGTTCTTTTAATACCACAACTTGCTTCATTATTAAAAATTAAATTTGCAACATCACTATATGTTGTAACTTGAGTAGTTGTTCGCCAAATATTTCCGCTATACACAGTCCATTGACTTGTAGAACTATAATCTTTAGACCCCCATATTCTTGGCTTATTTCCTGTACCATATGCATCAAAAGTTATTGGTTTTGGATTGAATGGCCAGAAATCAACTGCTGCTAAAATACCATTAGTCAATCGTTGTCGTCCAGAATCAGTAAAACGTAACCCGTCAGTTGTGTCTTCAGCACGCATACTATATGGACTTGTTGGATTTTTCATTATAGTATATCCATCTACTACATAATCAACATTTATCGCATTATTTTTAATCCAGTTATTTACATTTTCAAGATTTGTTTGACGTGCTAATGTCCACCAACTTGCACTACCGAATGGCGTCAATGTAACAGCTATTACCTTTGCTCCACTATTGCGAGCATTATTATACATTGTTTGTAAATTATTTTGTATTGTTGATACGCTCGTTCCTGCTGATATATCACTTATACCGCCAAATATTATTACGTAATGATGATCACTATTATTAATAACATCAGCACTAAATCTTGATACCATTTGACTAGTTGTATTATCATTAACTCCCTTATCATATACACGATAAATTGATGTTAATTCAGTTTGTAATTGACTTGGAAATCCACCAGATGTTAAACTATCACCTATACAATATATTCCTGTTGTTGGCCCGGCATTTCCACTATTTTTGATATATAAATGTCCTCTAAATGTGTCACCTCTTCTAAAATAAACAGTTGATCCTGCAGGAATATTCATTGAATTTATTTTACTTAATGTTCTCCATGGAGAATTAATTGTACCATTTCCACTAATATCATCACCATCCGCTGAAACATAATAAGCATTTTCTGGTGATTGTTCTCTTCTACTAGAACTAGGAGTTCGTGATGGGGTTGGTGTTCGACTTGGCGGTTCCGGAGCAACAGTAACAAATTCATATGCTCCAATTGCTGGTGGCGTATTCCATCTATTTCCTGCTCCATCATACGTTAAACCAACATTTACACCTGCACGTAAAAGTTTTGATGATGATGAGGGTTTTAAAAAATCTAGAACCGGTAATGCCCCATTTACCCTAGGTGCATCCATACCAACTGAAGAAAGAGATTTGAAATCTGAATTCGATAAACTAAGTGGAATATCCCATGAATTATGATCGTGAACTATGCCGCTTGAACGAAACGCATCTGGTCTAGCATTATTATAAGAAACATTATTGCGGAATGTTACTGTTCCACTTCTATAAGTAAAATTAAATAAAAATCCTTGTGAACCATTTCCGTATGATGTATTGTTATACATATTTACATCAACAAATGCACCGTCATCCATAGATTCATCAAATCCAATTAATCTATTTTCAAAACATAAACAATTTATGACAGTTCTTTGGATACCAGATTCTCTACCAAACACTTTTCCAAGTTTAATTCCTGATCCATTTCCATTACCGCCAGGGCCCCATCCATTTTTAAATGCCCAACAAGTATCAAGTGTGATATATCCTCCTCTATAAGAGCCATCTGATGCAAAGAAATCAAATCCATCATCACTATTTCCCCATGCTCGACATCTAGTTAATGTTAAATGACAAGGCGCACCTGCTTGATAAGATGTTAATGTGAATCCATTTGCATATCCTCCAGCATCAGTATAATCATAACAATTATATGCGTCGCAATCAATATAATGATTATAATCACTAAGTCCACTAGAAGAAAAACCATCCCCACAATCATGAACAACCATTCGTTCTATTATAAAATGACTTGATCTAAACAATCTAACACCAACAGCAATAGGGCAATTTCTTACTTTGCCATATTCTGTAAAGTTTCGTATTGTTAATCCTTTTAAATGATAATATGAACAATCTTCAAAATTCAATCCATAATGCCTTGCATTTCCAACAACATCTCTACCATCAAGTATTGGCGTTTGACCCGGATATGCCCATATTTTTATATAATTCGATGCTGTTCCGCTTCTATTTAATCTCACCGCACCATTATATGCACCACTTATTAATCTATTAGCAGGATAATAAACACCACCCATTATATATACTGTATCGCCAGCAGTCGCAACATCTAAAGCATGTTGCCATGTTGCCCATGGTTGACTAAAAGTACCGGGATTCGAATCATTACCATTTGTTGCAACATAATATGCATTAGGAACAACGGTTTCTTCAGGAGGACGTGGATATGTCGAAATAGAAAGTGATATTGTTGGCGTTCTAGATAAACTTCTACTTGGTGTTGGAGTTGGGCTAGCAACAGTAGTATATTCATATATACCAATACTTGGGGGGTTTCTCCATGCTCTACCATCATAATCATTTAATAATCCAACATACACTCCCTGATATATAGCCGGTGATCCTGCTAACAAATGATAATCAGTTCCCATTGAAGCAAATAATGGATTACTCTTAATTGTTCTAGCATATGTATAGTTTGATAATGAATTTACAAAATTTATATTAAAAACTGGATCATTATTATTACCATTACCAAACATTATATTATTTCTGATAAAAATTACATCAGCTAATTGTCGACTATCTTCGCCAAGAATTGCTCCACGATAAAAATTAAGAATAATATTATTATCTATATAAAAGTGAATCATACGATTGACTTTTGGAATAACAATTCCATATGCTGATCGTAAATTTGTATTTGGTATGGTTGTTCCTAAACTATGAATAATATTATTTTGTATTTTTACATTTTCCAATGTTCCTTCATTAGACATTATATCAGAACATTCAATACCCCATGTTTGTAAATCAGTGCCAGATTGGCCTAAATTACTCATTAAATTAGTGTTAATATTAATATTATATAATCTATCTATTCCACCAGTATTGTTTCGTAAAAAATATATGGCTTTTGCTACATGATGTATATTATTTTTATATATTTGAAGATATTCACAAGTTCCTTCTAATAAAATACCTCTCTCCAATGTCATTGGAGTTGTATTCCTACCTATATTATTATTATATATTCTTATCGAATATCCTACTGAATAATAATCAACAGCATTATTAATATCAATATCACCCTTTATTCTATTATTATAAATTTCATCACCACCTAAACTAAACCAAGATTCTATAGCACAATCAAAAGGATACGTATCTGTTTCAATATCATTATGATGAATTTTTGAATTTTTATTATATCCAAGATCCCAATATTTTAATCCAACACCATGACGTTCCTTACAATCAATATTATTATTATATATTTCAAATCCATCTTGAGTTCCCCAATAAACAGATCCATATGATCCTCCAGGATATGACGCTGAACAATTAAGTACAAGATTATTATAAAATTTATTACCTGTACACCATCCATTATTATCTGGCATTAATGAATGAACACTTTCTTGACTAACAACATAAGGATTATCTAATGTAAATGAATCACTTAACTGACCACTAAAATATGCAGCGCCTTGATTAAAGTTAATAAATTCACAATCATATATATGAACATTACATCTAAAACTAACTCCAATAGCAATTAATCCAGTTCTATCTCCATCAAATCGTATACCTGATATTGATTGATTCCCATATACTGATCTACATGGGTCGCTAGATTCTAATTTAATACATGGATAATCAGAATCATATGTTAATTTTAATGTAACTAAATTTTTACCCGCACCCATAATACTTACACTATGTGTCAATAACATTTGTCCAGTTTCTATGTAATTCCCCGGATTCAAATAAATTGTTGTACCACCTTGTGTTACTTGAGTAGTGGCATAATGTAATGTTCTCCACGGATTATTAATTGTTCCTGTTCCTGTAACATCATTTCCATTAGGATCGACATAATAATATTCTGCTGTAGATGCTCTTGGAGACGGCGTTCTCGATGGCGTTGGTGAAGGACTTGGGCTTAGTATTTCAACATATTCATACGGTCCCATTGATGGTGGATCATTCCATGGTACACCAAGAGCATCTGTTGGTAATCCCGTTCGTATTCCCGCACCAATTAAATTACTTGTTGGACGCAACTTTAAGAAATTTAATACAGGAAGATTACCATTACTATCTCTTGCCCCATCAATTCCAGCTGAATTAACGCTAATAAATTCTAGATTTCCAACTATTACTGGTGAATCCCAAGTATTATGATCAACATTTGTTGTATTACCAAGTTCAGCATTAGTTGAAGAATTATCAAATGCTATATTATTTTTTATATAATATCTCATATTTGGATCCATATTAAAATGAAATCCACCCTCCCATGTTGGATCATTTCCACCATTTTTATATGAGCAATTATTATATAGAACCGCATTACAACGTATTCCATCATCTATAAATCCCCATCTTCTATTTTCAAATGCTATATTATTATAAAAATATCTACGAACATCCGTAGTTGATTGCATCGTTCTTCCTAGTTTAAATCCATTACCATCTCCTGCGGGTTCAAAATTATCTGGCTTATATCCATTCCAAAATGACCAACAATTTTCAACAGTAACAGACCCCTCTTCTTCCCAAAGATCTATTCCATCATCACTATTCTTCCAAAATCTACAACCTCTTACAGTATTATGTCTGGTAGTAGAATCTCCATTAATACTAAATCCATCAGCATTTCCATATGGATCGTTTGATGTTAATGGATCTGCATTGTGATGAAAATCAGAATTCAAAACAAGGCAATCATCACAATTAGTTATTTTCATACCACCCCCATTATGGTGAATATTTAATAACTCAAAAGTACAATGATTACAATAATATGCTCTAAACGCTTCCCATACCTCTGATGATAACTGTGTATAATATGATATTTCTAAACCTTTAACATCAATATAATTACCACTCAAAAAAACCGCAGTAAACGGCCAACTATTTGGATTTATATGATTAGGTCCTCTTGTTATAACAGGTATTTCTCCAGGATATGCGTAAATTCTTATTCTATTACCGTCTGAACCACTTTTTCCATCTAACCATTGTCTTTCTCTATATTGATATGTCCCACCTCTCATGTATATTAAATTACCTGCCCTGACACTTTGCCATGCACGATTTAATGTAAACCATGGTCTCTCTATAGAGCCATCTCCATTATTATCATCACCATCTGGTGATAAGTAAATGTCTGCATCCTCAATAACAATTGGCGTTGGAGTAACAACAGGCGTAGTAATATCTGGTGGAAAAGTGATATCTGGCGGAAAAGTTACATCAGGTGGTTCAATAGGTGGTGGCGGTAATGCCCCTTTCATATATGATAATGTATGAGTATCGCACGCGTCTAATTCTTTAGCTTTATAGAAATTAACAATTTCATCTTTTTTATTAATATATGTTTTTTCATTTCTTAAATAAAAATTAATATTTTTATGTATATAATGCGTGTTATTTAAATATGGATAATCTGTTCCATAACCATCAGGATCAATATATCCATGATCATATAAATCTCTCCATCTCCATATTTTTTCTTTTGAAAAATATTCAGCATTTTCAGGTAAATTTTCAACTGGAGTATTAATATCTGTTGTTTCTATATATGGTGACAATTCTCGTATTTTAAATCTATAATGTGGTTGATAAAAAATACCAAATGGATTTGTTGGCGATGATCCTTCATAAAATTCACTTGAAGTTTGTGCATGGTTAAATACTTCAATATTAGCAACAATTTTATGAAAAGCTTCAGAAATTATTCTTTCTTTAAGTTCTTTATGATTATATTCAACAAATGCACCATATAATTCTGTACCTTCTGGTATTATATTTCCACTATTGAAAGAAATTCCATCTCTATTAAATGTTGTATATGTTAATCCCGTTTCGAATACATTATTACTATCATCAAAATGTTCATCAATCCAAGTATTATGCATATGGAAAGAATATCCAACTTTCGGTGGATAATTAAAATATCCATTACCATTCCTAAAAATAATAGAAATATATAATTCTGTTGGTGTATATCCTAAGTTATTAGTTATTCCGCTTAATATAAATGGTTCTTTAAAATCAAATAAAACCGATTCCATTCTATTTCTTACAACAAGAACATCATTTTCTCCAGCTGCGTTTTCATATAATATTTTTTGTTCATCTTCCCATATTGGAGACTCAAATCCAACTTTATCAAGAATATAATCATTAACTGATGTTACTATTTTGTGTTTATGTACATAATATTCTGAAGTTGTGTTTTCAATATCTTTTATATCCGTACATCTTTTACCTGTAACTAATGTATCTATAGTATTATTTACTTGTGACTTTAAAATATTAACAACATATTCTTCAGATCTATAAATCTCATTACCTACAGAATTAATATAATAATAATTATTATTTATACAAATATATTCACCTTGATTCATTCCATGTTTTACTGGACTTGTAAGAATATACTTATATTCATCTTCTGTTACTCTAAAAGGAATCCCATCACGACTTAAAAAAGATAAAACAGGTACAGTATCTCCACTTAATGTATATTTCATCGGAAAATTAAGATCACGACCAGAAATATATGAAAGATAAATATTCCAATTAAATTGTGGAGCGATAAGCGCAGTAATTGTTTGATGTTCTGTCGAACCACTAATAACAAAATTAAAATTTGTAAATCCACTTAACTCATTAACCGATTGTTCTTCAGTTGTCTCATAAAATATATCATCTCTTATAAAAGCAAACTCATTATAAGGTAAAAATCCACAAAAATTGTAATCTGAACCATCACTAACCAATGCTAATCTATTTCTCAAATATCTATATGGCGATGCTCCGGCATATATATTTCTGAAAACCATTTTTAATTTTCCATATAATTTATATCTTAATGATTCAGATCTTTCGGTAGCAAACTGTTCTGTTAAATCTATAACAATATTACGATCATCGATTCTTAGTAAAGATTTATCTTCATCAAATCCAATACGTATTTGACTATCAAGTTCAGGCGCTCCTTCATATCTCAGCTTTGGTAATATAATTTGTTTCTTTTTCACTTATAAAATATCTTTTATATATTATTCAAATATTCTTGCTCCTATTTGCCAAGTGCCACTTTGATTTCTTAAGGCAGGCCTGCTTCCAACAACCCAAGTTGCCGTGGTTTGTAATCCTTCTCTAAATTCTGCTCCTAAATTAACGCCTCTTTGAATTATTGCTTTTGAACCCGGAACAAATCCTGTCATATTATTCATATGATTAAATGTTGGATTCATAACTACAGAATTTTGATCATATCCAAGTTCATTCCTCCATCGATCCCATGTATATGTTGTAGAACCCACCCTAAATATTGGTGTGTGATCACCATCTTCGCACCAATATATGTTATAATCACATTCAAAATCTGTTAAATTGTCAGCTTGATCAAAACCTATCATAGGAACTTCTCTATATCTATTATAAAATATATTATTTTTCACTTTTGTGCGGCGAGCTACTGATATTATTCCTTGGCTTTCGCGATCTCTATTATCGTAAATATAAAGAACCGGTCTCCATGTTCGGCCAGCCCCAGTTCCAGCAAGTCTATCCTGATAAAATGTATTATTATACCAACGAGTACCGCTTACACCTTTTACATTACCACCGACAGTAAAACTATTCAATATATTATAACTAATTACACCTTCTGTATCGAGCATATTAGTAAAAGATTTTCTAATAATGCCCATTGGAACATGATGTAAATAGTTATATTTAATAATTGCATTATTTTCATGTCCTACAAAAACTCCATGTGTTATTACTGATGAGTCACCCGCTCCTTGCCATATAAACTGATTACCTAATATTACCAAACGATCCAAACTATAATTGCTTTGTAAATTTTCCTCATAACCGGCTTTAAGCATATAGTTAATGGTATTTTGTGATGTTATATTATTATATAAGAATGAAATTCTTGGATGATCAGAATTAAAATAAATAGTAATATCTACACCACCCCATGAACTTGAACTGTTAGTATATGTTTGTGATTGTAATATATACCCATCATCGACAGTAACACATGTAGACCAGTCAGTTATTTGTCCTGGTTGATACATTCCTATATATACTGTATGAGAAACTATTGGTGATGAATTATCAAATTGAATTCCCCATTGAAGTCCGGCTGGCGTAAAATGTTGTTGCCAACTTTGATCTTTATATACGATATATTGACCCAAGCCATTTTGTTCAGGAAATGGAATCACTTCATCTGTTTCTATATATCCAACTTCACGACGTTCAGCCATATTAACATGTTTACCACATGTACTAGTTGCGGGATTAGCTAAATCACTATCATTTCTAACAAGATAAACTCTAGTCCATACTGGTAATGGTAATGGTGGCTCTATTGGAAGGCCATCACAATCTCGACAACCGCCATATATAGAATATATAACACTACCAACATTTGTACATCCAGCGTTAATTAATTCACTTTCATTTAAAGTTTCATCTAAAACTTCATATGCAACATTAATATCACATTCTTCACCGGCCCAAACACCATCTCCTCGATATAAATGCCTACCTGTTGCACTTTTACCATAATAATTTCGAGATGTCTGCGAAAAACCTTCAATACATTTACGTAATCGATAAAAATAAAGATTCTCTGGCGTTGGTGTAACCGGTCCTGGTGCTGTTACTGTTGGCGTAACTAGAATTGTTGGCGTAACCGTTGGAAATACTGTTACTGATGGTATTCTTATATCTGAAACCGCGCATTCTTCATCTTCACCAAGATTAAATATATCTTTCGGTCCATAATATTTTATTAATAAATCCAATGACGTTCTTCCCGGCTTTAATCCAAAATAAAATAAAAATGGTGTAGATAAAACTTGTTTAGCATTTCCTAATTCGCCCCAATAATTATTCAATGTCTGTGGAACAAATGCTTCTCTAACATTATAATCAAGAGCCAATCGTTCATCTTCTGGCATTGTAGAACTTACATATAAATCTGGTTGTCGTACCCAGACCTTATTAACAACAACAAATATATATCCCATCCACGGATCTTTAAAATATACTCTCTCATCGTCAGTTCCACGTGAATCCGGAATTACCTGTAACCATAAATCACCTTCAACAAATCTTGTGGCATTTGGATAATCATCTGGTGCATATGGTTCAATTGTAATAACATCAAATCTTTCAAGTGAATCTTCTGTATCTCCGTTAAAACTAAAAGTACGATGACTCATTGTCATTGGCTTTAAAATATATTCTTCTTCACCATCCGCCATCAAATAATTTGTTCTACCCATTCTATTATAGACAGGATCAAATATTTTTGTCTCAGTTACTCCACTAACAGAAAATATTCTTTGTAGCGGCATTGATACAATTTTGGTTTTATCCCATCCTTGATCATCTGAACGCGATCCAAATCTACCAAATCCAAATCCTTCTTTCTCCCATAAATAAAAAGGAACTTCTTGCGTATAATCACCTAATCTATAATTTAAGCATAATCTCATATATGCTCCATTATTATCTAGTTTTAAATCAATCGGCGTTGGACCATATAAATTCGCAAATTTAAAATAATCATCAAAATATTCATCTTCAGGATCCATTAATTCACCATTATACATATAATAATGAGGACCATCTATGTCAAATGCTTCAATACCAACTTCACAATTAATTGATATTAATTGAGTTATATCCCCATCAAATACTTTTGTGTTTGTTCCAAGAAGAGATTTGCTAAAGAAATCATCAACTTGAAATTTGGAGTTTGTTGTGTCAAGTCGATAATTTATTGCATATTCTACAATATTGGCAGGATCTTGATAAGATGTATTAGTAATATCTCTTACAACTGAACATGATGGGTCTGTTCTTAAATCAGTACATATATCACCTAAGAATTCATCTCTTATACCTAAATCATAAAATGTTGTTGGATGAAGAATTTCAATATTACCATTATAAGATTGACCTGTATATTGATAGTTCAAATAATGAACAGGTGTACATCTATAATAAAAATTCTTATCTAAAATATTAAAAAATATAAGTTCTTTTGGAAATTTAGATCCTCTTTGATTTAAATCATAATTATCTTCTGTATCCCATCTAATTCTTTTATCAAATTTAAAGAAATATAATATACCGTGCAACCAGTTATCAATAAATGAATAATTTACAATGCCACCGCAAAATGAAATTCCAATTCGTTTTCTTCTATACCATTCTTGTAATGCTTTTAAACTATATGATTTACCATTTATAACTGGTATAATTGTAAATAACCCATCACGAAATTCAGATAATCCCGATTTTGTTTTCCTATCATAACGTTTTAAACCAATTCCACGTCTAAATAATCCCCTGCGGTAAAAATCCACTTCACGTGGCATTCTCTTAGTTGATCCGCTACCAATAGTTGAACACATTAAATATGGATGTGTTGCTCTTCTTTCATTTATTTCGAGTTCAGCAAAATTTGGATCATCTATATATTCACCTATCTGCGGATCAAGTGGTGTTCTTCTATTATAATCAAATGATGGTGTTCTTGACCAAATATAAGATCTTGTTATACTCTCATTATATAATTTATCATATTTTTCACATCCTGTTTCAATTACAGGAAGTTCACTTGTTGAATCCGATTCGTCATTAATATATGTATCATATAACCTCATAACAACCATTTTATTTGGATTTGCTTCATCATATATTAATGATAATTCTTCAGGAACTCTTAAATTTACGCCAGTTAATTCTAACCATAAATTAAAACTGATAAACATTTCATATCTTGTGCCATTGCGTTGAAAATAAAAACTATAATCCGGCACATCTTGTATAAATTGTGTGAAAGAATCAAAACCTTGCGTAGTACCAGAAAAAAATACCTCAGCAACAAATCTTGGCGTACCATTAGGTAATATATTAGTAGGTAGATGTAAGGTATCAAGTGTATTATACGAAATTGGTGGCACATCTTCACAATTATCATCACTTTCTCTTGCTGATTCACCAGGATACATAAAATTTAATAATGATGATCCCGGTGCCGTTGAATATGTATAATTACCAGAAAAAAGACCGCCACCGCCAGATTCACTATCGTCAATCCAAAGACGTACATACATGGGTCCAATACCATATGGATCTATTACACCAATATGTAACGCAATTTCACAACATCTACAATAGTCATCAATATTTATTCCTGCAGTTGTATATGATTCATCATCTGATGTACATTCATCACAATCAGGATATATTGTTAATGGAAGTTCTTTAACAAATCTCTCTTGCAATCTATATGTAAAATCTTCAAATTTTTGTCCAATTCTTCGTAATATTTTAATACCTTGTAAATCACGTCCAATTTCAAATATTATATGGCCAATTATTTCAACACCTCTTATTAATACAACAGTAAAAATATATTGAAGAAATAATAACACATGTGATAATATAATATTAAATTTAACTCTATTTTTAAAAGCAAAATTCGTTGGAAAATAATTAGTACTTGATGCACAATCTGATTCAATATTTGGTCTAATTTCTTTAATACCTAAAAATGAATCTCTAACTTGGGACAATTTTCTTGCAATTGCCCCACCCAACGGTCCTCCAGTAAGTATATTTCCAATAACACCTATTAATTTACTAGATGGTGATTCAACATGGGTTCCTTGAAATGACGATACAGTATAAACTTTACCATAAACGAATCTATAAAAATAATCTTGAGGTGATACGCCATTTAATATTAAATTCTTTTTATATTCTTTTGCGTCTTCGCCATAATATAATGAACTAAATTCAACTTGATCACTAGGTGGCGTTATTCTAATATAATCTTCAAAAACATCCGAAAATTGATATGTAGTGAGCATTCCTTCACTATATTCAAGTCCGTAACGTAATGGTTGATCTGATGCACCACCATATGATCCATATATATTCGGATTAAATTCTCTAAGATTAGGTACAAGATATTTTGCGGTGGCAATTTTATTTGACTGGAACTCTAAACTAAACCTAAATCTAGCAATTGCACTAGTTGGTATTCCTTTATTATGTTCATTAGTTACTTCTTGTTCTCCTAGTTCATTTGTAAAAATATAATCTATATTCATAGGAAAAGCAATCATCGCCACTCCATCTTCATTAATAGTTTCATTTGGATTATAATATTCTAATTCGGGGTATTCTGTAACGCCATCAGAACCTAAAACTGATTTTCCTGTAAATCGAACACATTCAATTTTCCCTTCAGATGTTTGTAAATTACATTTATATCCACTATTTCTTCTAATTACGCCATTCTTTTTAATAGAATGACTATTATCATCTGTTATAGAAGATAATAGAATAATAGCAACCGGTTCAATTTTAATATTTCTTTCAGATAAATCAAAATCTGTTCTTGTAATTCCAATTTCACAAAGTTCTTCGTTTCCCCAAAATGGAAATACTTCTATTGTTTTATCAAATGATACTATTTGTGGCAATGAATCAATGTCACTACTTGACTTAAATTTAAAAAATGATTCAAATTGATCAACACCATATCCTTTATTAAGAAAATCGTTTGGTCTTAACGAATAACATCCTATATCAGACAAATCAATATCGATATGTATGGTTTGTTGACCAATTGGTACACCCCATATCATAAAATCGCCAGCATTGTTAGTTTTAACAGTATATGTATAATATTTTTCAAAAACTTCAAGAACTTCCTCTCTTGTTAAAATATCTTTCTGGTCAAAAAATGTTCCTGTTGGATTATGTCCACCATGCTGTTGTCTACTAGGTAAAAGGTTATATCTATAGTTATCTTCATTTCTATCTGTAACAGTTTTATATGGATATAATGCATGAATGACCGGATCATCTTCATCAAGATCATCTTCGGGAATAAAAATTGAAACACGAGCATTGGGAATACCATATCCTTCATTAGCAGATATACGCCCAACCACCACGCCATATTCAGAACACCTTCCAGATGAAAATATATCCTTTTGAGTAAATTTTAATGAAAGGATTTCCATTAAATCCCAGCTCTGTTGTATTTCAACATTAATTTTTTGATCTCGCCCAATATTTGTATAAATCCTATGCTTCTGCATTATCTAAGCTTAATTTATCTCTCATAACCCCATTTACGGTTTTATATCTATATACTTATTAAGATAAGTAAAAAGAATGTTAATATGTAGCTGAAGTAAGATTTTTTGTGCGAATTTTTATATCCGAATTTGGAAATCTTATTTGAAAAATCTGATTTGACTTCATATAAATTGTATTATCAGATTGTCTGATTTCTTTTGTAAAATCATCCACATATGACTGTGCGACTTCCGAAGATGAGTAACTACCGCCTATTTTATTAAAAACTCGAATATCGACTACATTAATAACACCAATAACATTACCTATCTCTCTACTCAAATCACCAACCAATAATGGTTCTCCCATTTTTCTTTTACTAATAGCGAAAAAATCTATAATTTTTTGAATAACAGATCTAACTACATCAACTTGATTATCGTTCTTATTAATTACTAAATCAACTTCCAAACCTAAATCGATAACTTCCCCACTTTGAATATCTATATAATCATTTAACATTCTATAATTGGAAAGATAATTCAAAACATTATTTTTTAATGTATTCGAAACAGTATCTATTAATGCACCATTTTCATCATAAGATAAAAGTTTAATTTTAACTTTATTATCTTCTTCCATTACATTAACTTTCGCTGGCGCGCCATATGCTGCCGGCATAGTTTCAATTATAGATTTATAATCATTAAGTGTTACAGCTCTGTTTTGGGCCGAAAAATTATATGCTATCATATTTCTAATTTCTTCAATCGTAGGTATATCTGCACCGCCAACAGCTGGAGTTACATTTGTTACTCGTATTGATTGTGATACTTGAGAATTTATACTTGAATTGGGTCCATTTACAACATATTCGTAAGCATCCATTGTTGATATAACATTTATACCAATATTTGAATCTTTGCCGCCACCAATACGATATTTAATAAATAATGTGGTATTTGTTTTAAGAATTTCACCTAAAGCTATATTATTCAAATACGATGTCAAATTAACTTGCATATTACCATTCATGTAATTATCAATATTTTCCATCAGATTTATATTACCTGAACCAAATGTTAATGAAAAATAGCCTTCTGGTGTATATTCAGTTACAAATTTTTTAGTTACACTCACCCAATTTCCTGCTTTAAAATTATGACTATCTGATGCGGCTGTTGGATCCTCAATAAAAACTTTATCATCCATTAATGTTTTTACTTCATACCATTTATTAATCGTAGATCTAAATTCATCAGATGTTGGATTTGAACCATAACTAGTTCCTTCTTTATGTATAACTGACGTTACTCCTAAGACATTTCTTTCAGGTAAATAAATTTTCAAAAACGGTTTTTGATCTAATTCATTAATAACTTTTCTATATATTCTTGATACTCCACTAACTACGGGTTCTCTTTTCGTTATAGTATATGATATTAATTTATTATTTGCATCAAAATTTGGTATTTTTAATCTATTTGAATCTCCTCTACTATTAAATGGACTAGAAAAATCAATATCTTCTACAGTTTCAAAAATTTGTCCGCCGCCCGATACTTGAGAACCCGCTCTTAATATACCTTCATATCTCTCATCATCTTTATCTCCCCTGACAGGAACATTTATACTAAAATCGCATAAAGCAACAGATGGCCTATATCCTGGTAATCTAAGTCCATATGTTTTTGCAATATGAAATAAAGACTGTCTCTGTTGAGCAAAATCTAACATTGTTTCTTGCCATACTCTATCAATATGAAAATGTAAATTATCGGCAATAGCAGCATTTATATCCAGTAAAACCGAATAAATTGATGCGTCATTAAAATTAGATATTAAATCTGGATAATATTGTTTAGTTAATTTTACCAGTTCTTCTCTTAAACTAGCAAAATCTCTTACTGCATATGAAATTTTTTTTGACATATATTTTATTTTTTTCCATTATATGTTTATAATTACAAAATCTGAAGTTGAAAATGTTCCATTATTAACTGTATAGCTTAATTTAACTCGTGCTGTATATGGTTTTGTTGTTCCATCACCAATTCTAAATAATCTTGAATCTTCTTCTTCACTAGGTGTTGGAGGAGTTTCAGGATCGTTTTCTGCCGACATTATTTCTATAGAATTTATATCCAAATTTGGAATATATTTTCTTACGCCTTCTCGTATTTCATCTTCTATATGATTATGTGAAACTGCATCATTCATTTCAAAAATATATTCATATAATCTAGTTCCAAAATCTGGTAAAAAATATCTACTACCCTTTCTACATAATAATAAATGTATAAGATCAGCTCTTACTTCTCTTTCGGGTGTTGCAGTCATTCTTAAATAATTTCCAATTGCACTATCCCTAAATGGATAATCTATACCATATGTTATACTCATTTCTTATATAATAGATATATTGTATAAATATTATAGAATAAAAAAATCGCAATAATTACTTATTGTGATTCAATTTTATAAATGAAGTGCCGTAAAACCGTTCATAAAAATCTACAAAAAATATTTCGTTTTACAAAAATGTTCTTGTTTTTGTAAATAATTATATGTATATTTGCACTGTAAAAATTGACAAATTATAAATAGGTAGTTCACACTTAGAAATCATGAAATATTTTACTTGGCAAGAAGAAGAAGCGTGGAATGACGGTTATAACGACAGGAAACGTGGAAGAAGACGCGATTATTCTCGCGACTGGTATTCTGATGAAGATGTTGACCAAGCATATCTTGACGGTTATCGCCAAGCCGATCGGGAAGAGCGTAGAAGACAAGAATGGGAGGAATTAGAACGATACGAGGAGGAAAGGGAGGAGCGAAGAAGGTATGTTCAGCAAAATGAACAAGAGGAATGTTTTTAAACAAATGTTTTAGATTAATGTTATTATGCCTGTAATTATAAAATATATTACCACCACTATAATTAATCCAATAGCCAATCTAATAGCCCCATCTTTAGCTATTTCTTTTACATTTGTAAATGGACTAAATTTATATATTGCACTATTTTTAACTATAATTGTATAAATATATACGCCAATACAGTATAGTAATAAAAAAATTAAAATATGAATTGCCATTTTATTATAATTTAATTAATATAATATACTAAAAAAAAATTAAAAAACAAAATATTTATCAACATTTAACCGCATTTAGAATTACCACAAGACATGCAAGTTAAGCACCCCTCTTTAAATTCTAAATGTTCACCACCACATTCAGGACATGTACCTTTACCTTTTTCACCGTCCTTAATGTATTTTTTAATAACACGAGCAACACCATTTTTCCATGTATTTATATGATCTTCTCTAAAACTTAATGAATTAACTAAATGATACACATAAGTCAACGGCATGCGTTGTCTTAAAACACCCGACACAAGTTTAGCATAATTCCAAAATTCAGGATTAAATGCCTGATTTAAACCAGTATGAACTTGTCTATCACCATTACTATCCACATATTCAATATCATATCGTTTTTTTCGGACTTTTATAAGTTTATTATTACTATCATATTCTTCTATTTCAAAAGTGTTTTTAACGACATCACATTCTTTAATTGAACTTGGTAAATATGCAAGCCCATTTTCAAGTTTACCTGTAAAAATTTCATAAGGTCTATTGTCTCGTAAACCCACAACGGCAATCCACTTTTCAAGATTATTCTGAAAACGATGCACATCAGCTTTCAATCTTTTAGGTCGTTTTGGCACATGTATTTCACCTTGCGTATTATCTTTCTTTTCTGCTGTTATTAAAACACCGCTTCGTGAACCGTCTCGATATACTGTACATCCTTTGCATCCACTTTCCCACGCTGTTTCATAAACTTTTGCAACCAATTCTTCTGTAATATCAGTTGGAAGATTAACGGTCACCGAAATCGAATGATCAACATGTTTCTGTATGCGACCCTGCATTTCAACTTTCTTAACCCAATCCACATCATTAGCGGTTGCTTTATAATATGGTGATGTCATAATAATTTTATTTAATTCTTCATCTGACATCGTTTTGATATGTTCTATATCATATCCATTTATTTCGAGCCAATTTTCAAACTTGTGATGAAAAACTAGATATTCAGTCCATGCCAGACCCTCATCGTCAACGAAATCAATACGAACATCCTTTTCTTGTGGATTAATTTTACGCCTACGTTTGTAGAAAACTTCAAATGCTGGCTCAATACCTGATGTTGTCTGAGTCATAATAGAAACACTGCCCGTTGGCGCAATGGTAAGAAGAGCAATATTTCTACGGCCATTTCTTTTCATTGCTTCGTATAAAGTCGAGTTCTTTTCTTTAATTCTTAAAATGAATGGATTATTTTCTTCACGTTTCCAATCATATATTGGGAAAGAACCGCGTTCTTTTGCCATTATCGTTGAAGATTCATAGGCACACATTTTTAGTGTTTCATGAACCATTTCACTAAACTTTGTTGCTTCTTCAGTACCATAAATTAAGTTTAACGCAGCCAACATATCACCTTCACCAGTAACACCCAGTCCCGTTCTTCGTCCCATTCGTGTTTTTTCTTTAATTCTTTCCCATAGGCGACGCTCACATATTTTAAGAAAATCATCTTCAGGGTCAGAATCTATTTTTTCCAATATTGCATCAATTTTTTCAAGCTCAAGATCTATGATATCATCCATATATCTTTGAGCTTTCATAACATCACTTTTAAATAAATCCCAATCAAAATATGCGTCTTCGACAAATGAATTGTTTTTATAAAACGGATTTACTACATATCCATATAGATTAAGTGCAAGCAATCTACAGCTATCATCGGCACAAAGAGGGATTTCACCGCACGGGTTGGTTGATATTGTCTCGAAACCCAAATCATCATAACAATCAGGTACACTTTCACGAATTATATGATCCCAAAACAATATTCCTGGTTCTGCTGACTTCCATGCGTTGTGAATAATTTTTTTCCAAAGTTTTTGTGCATCAACTTCTTTTGTATATTTTGCTTCACCTTTTATTGGAAATTGTTGTTTGTACATTTTTCCATTCATTGCCGATTCCATAAAATCGTCATGGAGTTTAACAGAAATATTTGCACCTGTTACTTTTCCTTGTGATAATTTCGCATCAATAAAACTTTCAGAATCTGGATGTCGTATTGATATACTTTCCATTAATGCTCCTCGTCTTCCATCTTGAGCAACTTCTTTCGTAGTTGACGAAAATCTTTCCATAAATGGAACAACTCCCGTTGATGTTATTGCACTATTTTTTACAGGGCTACCTGCTGGGCGAATAAATGATAAATCAACACCCACTCCACCCCTACGTTTTTCCAGTTGGGCAATTTCTTGATCAAGTTTTAAAATTCCGCCATAACTGTCAGAGTCGCCTTCATTTCCGATTACAAAGCAATTACTGAGTGATACAACTTGAAATTCATTACCAATGCCTGACATTGGAGATCCTTGTGGTACAATCCTATTAAATCCTTTTAATGTTTCATATATTTCTTCTTCCGTTAAAGGATTTGGATAATTTGATTCAATTCTAGCTAGTTCTTTAGCTATTCTACGATGCATATCATCTGGCGTTAATTCATAATAATCTTGATTATCCTTTAAACAATATTTTTTAATCCATACATCAGTTGCTAATTTATCATTATTAAAATAAGTTAATGTTGATTTATATACATCTTCTTTAGTATATTTTGTGTAATTTTCTGTTTCCATATATTATTTGTTTTAATAATATTATGCATTTTTAGATGCTTGAACTTTTTGTTTTCTCATTTTATATACTTCTGAAGCCCTATTAATGCTAGTTGCGTTTTTAGATGTTAAAATGATATTATCGTTTTTTATATCTATAGTTTCTAAATTAATATTTGAAATGCTTTGATTAGTTTGCTCTAAATTTTGAAGTTGATTTAATGTTTCTTCTTTTTCTGTTATTGTCTTGCATATAGCAGCTTCTATTTCTAATTGTGTGTCTTTATGTTCTTCTTTTTTAGATTTAATTTCATTTCTTATCTTACTTTCTCTTTCTAATCTTTCTCTATAAACATCAGCTGCATGTTGTTTTCTATATAAAGATCTTTCTTCTTCATGCCCTAATAACGTATTTTGTGATTCTGTATCAAATTTAAGATATTCATTATCAAATATACAATTCTGAAATACTACTCCATCTTTTCCAATACGGCTCTTAAGTAATGTAATATTTGCCAAATTATTTTCTTTTTGAGATAAACTTTTTGCAATTGAAATAACAACATGCCCCACTTGTGCCTTTTTAATTGATCCACCCATTTGATCCGTTGTTACTATATCAGAATTTATACTCTCACGATTACCTTGAGTAGCTGTCCATACTGCTATATTAAATTCATCACCCATACCTTCCAGACTTCTCATAATTGTGCCCTCACCTTTCCATTCTTCACCTTCAATTGTTCTTTCCATAGAAATACAATCAACGTAATCTAATACCAACATATCAATTTTTACATTTTGTGATTCTAGTTTTCTTAACCTATTTCTTATATCTGAAATTGAAACTCCAAAAGGTGGTAATTTTAATATTAAAAGACGATTTTTACGATCTTTTGTAATTTTTTCTACTAATGATATAACATCATCTTGTTTAGACAATTGATCATCACTTGAAATTTCCGTCCATATCGTATAATGTTTTTTGCGAATTTCTTTTATATTGTCTTCAAACACTACATGTAAAACTGTAGCACCATAATTATATGCCGAATTAGCAAATTTTGTTAGTATTGTTGTATTATGAGTTAAAACATAATCTCTAGTAACATAAAGCTGGTCTTCATTTGAAACTTTTATACATAGTGCCTCTTCATCATGTGAGTATTTTATTGATTTAACATATTTTTGCTTAAAATATCTAGCCTTTGTTCGATAACTATTAATTTTATTTAATAATCTAAATGGTATTATATTATTATCAAATGAAAATGTTAAAATATATGATAATTTTCTGTTTTTCTGAGTTTTAGTATTTATTTTTATTATTCCTCCTAATGATAAAACTATTTCACGAATATTTTCAGATAAATCTTTTGATATTGTGGAAATTTGAAGAGTTCCATTTTTATTTATATGACCATCAATATCCATTAATCCTTGCAATACTGATAATCTAACATCAATTGAATTGTATATATATTCTTTTGGTATAAATTTATTATTCGATATTTTATCTAATAAATTATATATTTTTAATTTTTCTATTATGGATTTTAACGATAATTTATGTGTTATTTGAACATCACTTTTATAATGTTGATTAAAAGATATTTGTTCGTCTAAATGTTTTATATTTTCAAATATTTCATCATCTTTTATCGATACATTTATGTCTGAACTATATGATAAACACTTATTACTCAATATTATACCAAGAAGATAAGGATCAATTAGCACCATATGATTTTCAAATTGTATTGGCTTAACAATAGGTAATTTATAATTATATCGGCTGCCCTTCTTAATATCTGACATCATATCAGATGTGCTAACTATTTTATAACTATAATTTGGATTTTTATCATTAGTATTATTTACTCTCCTATTCAATGTGCTAACAACCCAAAGATGATCTAACCCGCAATTAACAAATGTTTTATCAGTGAATTCAACTTTATATATTGGTTTAACTCCTTGTGGATAAACACCAAGAACATATTGTTTTTTTCCATCAGAACCAATAATTTCATCACCTATTTTTAGCTCACCATTTTTTACCCATCCTTTTGGAGTAAGTACCGGCTCAGATATTGGTAACTCTTTTCCAATGCCTGTTGGTGCCAATACTATACCTAATTCACCTTTACTAATACCACCTTTAAGAAGAGCATCAAGACCATCAATTCCTGTTGGATATGGTATTCTAGCCTCTTTTTGTAAAGATTCTAAAATATTATCAGTAATGTCTTCTATATCTTCTGTTGATATTCCGGTTTGTAATGCCTTAGTTATGATATTTTCAATCCTATCATATTCTTCAAATGCACCATTACGAATAATTTCTTCTGATTCTTTTAGAGCCTTTTTAACAACCTGTTGTCTACAAAACTTAAGTGATGTATCTTTAATATATTTATCATCTTCTAAATAATACTCTTTAATAGATTTTAATGTATCCAGATGAACTTTAAGATTAACACTATCAGTATTTTCTACAAGTATTTTTTGCTGTAATGTATCATAATTTGGAATTACTTTATATAAATCATATAATTCCTTAATATTTGTCATGAGATACCTAAAATATGGACCATCAAAATATTTACTATCTATGACATCAATAATTGTTATTGCAAATTTTTTATCTTCTATAATGGTTTTTAGTAATCCTTGTTGAAATGAAATACCTAATTGGCCAAAATTTTTATCACTCATACCTACCTATTCCTTCAATTTTAATTTATCCTAGTTCATATTCTAGATATGTTTTGGTTAAATTTTTAGCAGAAAGTACATCACTCAATTCTGCTAAAATTTTTCTTACTTTAGGTCTAATGTCTACCGCATATCTCACTTTTGGATGAAATATGTGTGCTGGAAATATTCTAGAAATAAATACTTCTTCATTATGTTTTATTTGTAATAAAAAATACTCTTCTTTAATTTCAATTGATTCATTTTCGTCAAATAAATCAAAGTAATAGTCCTCATTTTCACACATATATTCAATTGTCTTTGTCTTTAATTCTTTTGAAATTTCATCACATATATTTGTTACACAATAATATAAATCTAAAGAATTTTTCGACTCTGGATTATAATTCATTACGTTAAAAAATCTTTGTATAACAATATTTTTTTCTAACGTTAATATAAATTCGAATTTAGTGATTTCTTGATTTTGCATAATTATTATTTTTTAAAGTTTATATATCGTCTATTTTTTTCTTTTCGAGTTAATCTAAGAAATGGATTTAAAAATTTTATCCAAGCATCATCTGATTTCGGAAGTACATTAAATATACCATCATCTATCATCATTTTCATGGTATTTTTATATGATCTTCCTTCAGGATCTAATGTTTCATTTATCAATTTAATTATATCTTCCTTAGCCTCTTCAGTTAAAATTGGATTTTCTAGATTTACTATTTTATTATTAATTTCATAAAATTCTTCACCAAAAACACCGTACCTTGTTACTCCTGTTAATAAGTTTTGTATAAGTTTATTATCTTTATCTTGTTCAAAAAGAAAATTGGCTTTATGTTTAATGTAATCAAGAGTAAGTGGTTGTGTTAATATTTCAGGAAAAAGAACCTTAAGTTTTTTAACACCTAAATTTCGTATTCCTGCTATATCATCTGAATGATCACCACACAACATTTTAACTAATTTGATATTTTCAATAAGAAATTCTTCATAATTATACAAAAAAACATCTTTTGGCTTATAAAGTTTTTTGTGTGAAGGATTATATAAATGTGTATCTTTAGAAACAAGTTGCGTTAAATCACCATCTGATGAAAATATAATCTTTTTTTCATTTGGAGAATTTTGTACATAATATGCTATACAATCATCAGTTTCACAATACATATATTCTCCTTGCCTGACATATACTTCTTCAAGATATTGTTTTATTCTATTTCTTTGGTAATTATATGAACTAATTTCTGATTCGGTCTTTAATCTCGATTTTCTATTTTCTTTATAACGACTATATATTTTTTTTCTTAATAATGATCCGTCTTCACCATCCCAAAATACACAAATTTTATCAAGATGATAATTTTCAAACAATATTCGAAGTGCATTTAAAAAATGGTATATACCACCAATATGCTCACCTTTATAAAAATAATTTTTTACACCATAAAACCCAATAGTGAGCAAATTATCACCATCAACAACCAAAGTTGTCATTATATCCCAATTTTTATTATTACAATTCTTCTAGGATTTCTTTGCCAATTTCGGCATCGGCTATTTCATCTACAGACACACCTAATCCAGCACTAATATATTGAGCATATTTTTTCTTATATTCATCTAATGAAGATTTTTTATCAGCATCTGTTCTACATTTCATAAAATCATGTGCAGTAATCATAATTTTACCATCTGCGTATCCTAATCCATTTATATGATTTTTAAGCACACTAACTTTTGTAATTGTCGCTATTTTTATAGTTCTTCCATTCTTAGTTATTGGAACTTTATAAATTCCGGCATTTTTTTCATTACCAAATAAGTAAACCAAGGTTGAATTTAACCAAATGGCTTCACCACCTTTAGCCTTAATTTTTGGCTGTCCATATATATTTTCTGGTAATTCTACCCAAGGTTGATTACATATAATCAATGTATTAGTATACTTTTCTTCTGATCTTCTAGATCCTGTAATTCTTTGATTTAATCCCATTCCTATTTTATCGGCTAAGACCGCGGCATTATGTTGCTTCCCACCCTTACCATCATATGTCATTTTACAAGGTATTGATCCAACAGAATCCCAGAAAAAACATATATCTTTATTTATTTCTCCCTTTATTTGTATATCTAATAATTCATTAATAAAATCAGTAACTTGTTCAATCCATTTAAAATCATTATTAAAAATAAAATTACCATAATAACTTATATTTCCGGTTGTTGAATCTATTTCTTCCTCATATTCTAATCCCATTAATTTTGCATGAGAAAAATCCCATTTTTGTTCTGTAACTATAAAAACCGGTAAAATATCTTTTCTTAAACAATCTATTGCTGTTTTAATTAATGCTGTTGTTTTTCCTGTATCTGAATGTCCAAGAAACATATTTATATGTCCCATAGCGGGTCCTGGAAGTCCCGTAGCATCTAAAAATGCATCACCCAAATCAAAAAATCTTTGAGGTTTATATGATGCAGTTGATGAATATTTTTTTAAAACTGCCGAAAAATCATTTTTCTTTATTGCCATTTTATATATTTTATCTTTTATTCCACAAAATTAAACAAGTTCCAAATTCTTGAAAAACATCACAAAAGAGGCAGGATCGAGATCAATAGTACCTATCACTTTTCTTGATGCATCTACAAATTGATATACCTATCATAATAAAATTTTTAAAATGCCCGTGTCTTTTGGACACGGGCTTATTTTATCTTAGAATGGAAGATCCTCATCAGAATCTTCTTCTTCTTGTGGGTCTTCTGATATATATTCAGATTGTTGCGCAACATCATCCATGGCTTCTATTTGCGAACTTGATATCCATTTATTAGTATTTTGATCCCATTTCGGTGTTTCTCCATTAGCAACAATATCTAAATAATCATCTGACTTTTTTGAATAAACATCGGACCATACTAACGAATCATCGATCCAACTTTTTAGTCGTTCTTCATTAGTAGATAAAGGACTCGGATCTTCAGGAATAATTGAACTAATCGTTGTATACTCTTTACCACTACCCGATTTAATAATACTTAACGAAAGTGTTAAATCTCTACCATTAATGATATCAGTAATATCTCCTCTACTTTTAAATATGGGAAATATTTTGTCTAATACTCCATCACTTTTTGAATTATGTTTAAATCTCCAGAATTTAGGACCATCATCCTCATGTTCTCTATCTATAACTTTTACAATATAATACTTACGAGCACGATAATTTTTTGCTAATTCTTTATCGGACTCAATACCTGTATCCAATAAACTTTGATAAACTTCATTTAATGGTGATCTTTTACCCTCCTGTTTTGGATCATAAAGTTTCATCCATTTTCCATCTACTTGTATTTCATGGAAATAAACCTCAACAAAAGGTGACGAACCATCTTTAGTCGGTAAAATACGAATTCTTCTTGTTTGATCTGTAACACCTTTTGGTAAAACTGTTGTAAAATACTTCTTCATGCGCTCATCTTGTGATGCAAATTTGTTGCCGCTTGCGGCTTTTTTGTTTCTTTCGTACTGTTCTTGTACTGATTCAAATATACCCATAATTGTAAAATTTTAATAAAAATGTTAATTAACAATCAAAATATACATAAAAAAAGCCTGATTACCAAACCAGGCTCTCCTTTTTTTATAATTTTTCAAAATTATTTATCACAATTAAAAGTTATAATCATTCTCAAAGGCTTTTGGATTAAAAGATTTCATAATTTCATACTTACCATAATTTTCAATATCATTTTTAGTTAATATATATTCATTTTTACCAGAAGCTCTCATTTCTTCCTGTTTATTATTAAAAAATTCACTTGGATTTTGACTAAATGGATACGAATCTAATGACCTCAATTCTAGTTTTTCTACTGGCGTTTTTGGCCTAGTTTTTTCAATTTCACTACTTAATTGATCTATTTTTGCTATAACATTATCCATTTCCCCTAATTTTGTTTCTAATTCTCCTAACTTATTAAAAACATTATCCATTTTTTCAATTACGTCCACTTCTGCTTTTGGTTGAGTATCAAGTTGTTTTTTAATACTTTTAGTCATATTAACTAAATCTGTGATATCTATTTCTTCAGTAGTATCATCTAATTCGGCCGCAGAACCAGTTGCAACTTCAGGAGGAGTTTCAGTATCTCCCGTCATTTTGGGCATATTCATAGATCCACCTTCTGGAGATAAGTTAGAAATATCTCCTCCGGGTAGCGGTGGAATCGGAGCTTCTTGTTCAATTATATATTTTTCGGCATATCTGTTTATTGCCCAAAAACGTTTTACTTCTTCATTAATATTTTTCATTTTCATAATTAAAAATTTATTAATCTTGTAATAATAATCTACCGTCTTCGGTTATATATTTTTTATTAACTCTTTCAATCAATCCATCCATTAACCTCAGGATATGACATTCACCTGTTTCAAGGTCACATATAGTTTCTTCCATACCATCATCTGAAATTTTCTTAATAACGGTACTCTTTTTTAAAAAGTCTTCTACGGTACTCTTTTTTAAAAAGTCTTCTAATGTTTTACTTATATTATCCATCTTTACATTTTTATATAAATATCATATTATTTAGTTAAATTAAAATATACAATATCATCATTAAATAAATCTAATTTTTTCATTAAAGATTTTGATAAAGCAATACCATATCCTTCAATACTCGGACCAACATTAACTGGTCCAACATATGTTTTTGATGGACCATTTAAAAAATTTACCATTCTAAAATACTTATTATTTTTAGGATTTAAAAATTCTGTATTTATATAACCCGCAGAATCTGTTAATATAATAAAACCATCTTTACTACGAGGTATTTTATTTAAATCAAATTTAGTTTCATATATATAATTAGATTTTAATGAATCATATATATCAGACCATTTTACGTTTCCAGATAATCTAGTTCCAGATGCAATACTCATACTACGATCTGGAGGAATTTTATATTTAGGCGAATCCATTTCAACAACTCTTGCCCTTAACCAAGTTTTTTTATTATACTCTATTTTCGTAATTTCAGGTTGGTTGCCCGCACCATTAAATGGTATTCCATATGGCTCATATCCTCCATGTTTTTCAACCATAGTTTCACCAGGAAGAAGTTTACCATGTAAATCATACGTATTAACACCATTATTTGTTATTGTTTGTTGCGTTTTAGTTGTTTCAGTAAGATTATGACCCTCTTTTACTATTCTTACTGCTTCTTTTATCACTTTATCAAATAATGGTCTATAACTAGCCATAAATGAATCTTCTGGTTTAGGTAATGCCAATTGAGGTATTCTTGTACCTTTAAACATTGTTTCGATGCCTGTTGACCTAATATTATGAGTTACTTCAGTAATCCAATATGAACCTCTAAACATCGGAACATTTTTTAAATAAAAATACATAGTTGGCTGTATCATAACATTTCCCATAGATGTTACAGTACATTGATATGATGCTTGCCTATATATATTCCACAATCCAATGTCTACTTGAGCAGTACTTGTTCCACCTTCACTGCGTCCTAATTGCTCATACACATAGAATGATTCTGAAGTATTTCTTATTGTAGATTGATCTAATTCTAATCCTTTAAAAATTGATTGATTTTGATCACCAAAACTTACTTCAAAAGCAACTACTTTATTTGATTTTGTAAAATCTGTAGATGCAAAAATATCGTCAGAAACAATAATGGGGTTATTATTAGTATCACCAATATCAAACCCATCATTATTAAACAAATAATTTTTATTTTTATTTATAATATCTGACATTTCAGGATGTTTAGATGTTGGCCCAATATATTGTAATATTATTTTTGGTGTAGCTTCTTGATAATCCACATCTAAAAATGAACCAAACATACTTCTAGCAATATCTCTAGATGGTGTAATTCGTAGAGCACTAGTAGCACTAGTTCCATAAAAATTAACATATGCAGGTAATGCTCTAATATCAAACCCAGTATCTTGAATTAATAAACTAATTGCGCTATATAAATTAATGCCAGCATTCTCACTTAATCCTAGTCTTATAAATTTAGATAAATCAATAAAAACTTTTTGTCCAATATCTTTATTAGCCCTATCCAAAAAAAGAAACTCTTCTATTAATAATCGTTGTCCAATAGAATTACCTGCTATCCATTTATCATTAAAAGATTTGAAATAATTATATGTTTCTAATTTTAATGTTTGTTCATCATTGTGTCCTCTTAATATTGATGAACTTCGTTCTTCTATTACATCACCATTAAGATTATGTTGAATTTTATGTATAAGATATGTTAAATAATTATTTAATCTTTGTGCTGGCGGTTTTACTCCTAGTGTTGATGGTGGATTTATTATATTATTATTAACATAATTAATAAATTCATCATGTGATGGATTTTCTCCTTCAGCTCTTAATCCCGCATACATATATATTAATGGTCTAAACTGTTTAATATTTTCTTCATTTAATTCAATATTATTAACTCTAAAAAAATCTTGATAATATCCATCCATATCTTCACCTAAATAAAGTTCAATATTACCAAGATTTGTTAGAATTTGCCCTATATTATATGAATTCAATGAAAAATGTTTAACATTAACACCAGTAAATCCTCCAAATAAATAATCATCATGTTCTCTCGGATTTGAAATTGAAAGCTTAATTAGATTATCTTTCATCTGAAGTTGAGCTGTAATATCTGACAATTTATTTAATTGTTTAATTTTTAAACTTTTAAGTAATTCTACATTATTTGTTTCATCTGTATTCTCTTTTTTTACTGATACTATAGCATTTAATAAATCTTGAAATCTTGTATATGAAACTTTGTATGGTGTATATGAAATATTTTCATTTAATTTCTCACTACAAAAATTTAAAAATGCAGATTCAAATACATCTAATATATCTGGTTTAAATGTTGCAATTAAATCAATAATTTTTTTATAATTTGACGAAATAGAAAATTCATTTTTTATTGTTCTAATATATTCTTTATAATTGGGAAATGAATAACGAGTATAATCAATATTTGTATCACCAATAACAAAATCTGTTCCCACACCCCATATAACTCTAAAATTTTCCTGTTCTGCTAATATAAAATCAGTTGCATCCACAGGATTCATTCCATTAGTCGGTAACAAAACATATCTTTGATCATTACTATCAAATTTAGATTCATCTATAACCGTTGACCATGTATTTGCTCCAACAGCAACTCCACTACAAGATCTAATCGTACCGTTTGATACCGCATTAGAATAACTATTATCTGGTAAATCAATATTGTAAAAACCATATCCATTTACTATTTGATGAAAAATAGTTTCATAATATGGATGAAACCCTATATCAGATGTAGTAGATTCACTTATAGATTTACCACCATATAATCCAGTAAATGTAACTCCTTGTTTATTATCAAAAAATAAATTTGATTCAATTCTATTTATTATACCATTAATAATATCAACGCCATCATTTATATATTTTTTATATCGATGATAAATTGAACCCCATTTTAATATTAAATAATATGGAATAAAATGTGTCGAGCCTAGTTCTCTAAACATTGTCGACATGACTGTTGGTGTACCGGGATTTGATTGCCAAGTTTCACTTTTATACACGATAGTATCGTCAAGATCTTTATATGGTAATGAATTTAAAAGTAAATAAGCTGATCCAGCATATTTTCCTGTAGATTCTAATTTAATAAAATCATTATATAATTGCCAATGAAAATATGGTGTATTTAATATATGTTTTTTATGTCCATCAATATCAATTGTATTCATAAACATATTTGATGTAAATCCATCTTTAATCCACATTGCCGAATCTATTGGAGATGAAATAAATGCAAATGGAGTATTAACTTGTATCATACCATTTAAATTCAAATCATTCTTATTATAACTTTTATATATTGGCGAATTAAATGGATATAATTTATTTCTATATTGTTCGGCTTTATAATTTTTTAAAAAGTTATTTACTTTTGTATAATCGCCATTACTACTTTTTGTATTTAAATCAGTCCTAAAAGATTCCATACTAAAATCATTTGTAAGACCATTTTGTATGTAGCCTGTTGACGGTAATTGATCTAAATAATATTGATATTTATTTGTTATAGTAGACATTTGTTTAATCAAATCATCATAATTAGAAACTTGTTTTTTTAATGTATTAATAACATCAACATCCCACATAATTTGATTTTCTAAATTAGAATATTCAACATCGGCTAATTCATGTATTGCATCTGTACTAAATGGGCTTAACATTGTCGTTACCTTTGCCCTCTCATACATTTCATATAATATATTACTAATTGACTTATCAGTATATGGTATTGTATTTAAAACATTACTAAATACACTTGTATCTTTAACAATTATATCAATATCTTCTGAACCATAAACAAAATGAACATTATCTGGAGTACCTTCTTTACCCGCAAGATTGTCTTTTATTTTTGTTGATACCATATAAAAATTTTCAACAAATTCTACTTCTGGCCATAAATTACTATCCCATGATTTTAATTTCATTTCCATTTGTTTACTTCCCGGATAAATGACAACATTTTCTCTGTCGCCATGTGTTCCTAACTTTATTTCAGGCCATGGATAAATGGTATCACCACCATCAGTTATAATTGATTGTTCATCCAATATCTTTTTTCTTTGTCTTGCATTTTCAAATGCTCTTTCATGAACATCTTTCATTAATCTAATATATGTTTCAGCATTTGCAAGAACAATTGCAATAACGTTTCTAATTGTTGGTTTAAATCCAAGTCCTGTGTCCTTAGATCCTTTAATAATTTCATTCATCAATGTTTCAATATCAGTTTCTAATTTGTTTCTTTGTTCAATGAAATTTACCAACATTTTATTTATTTCATCTATTATAAAGTGTGTATTAACACCTATTTTCCCATCTTGTTCTATATAAAAATCTTTTACATTTTTTACACTTGCACAAGATATTGTTTGAGTTTTATATTTTTTATTTTCTTTATTATTAGACGAGGCATCAATACCAAATGCAAAATTATTTTCTAACCTTTTTGTATATTCCTTCAAAATTTTCCCAAGAGAATCTAATTGATCTTTTTGATTCGATGAACTTGCCAAGAAATATTTCCATCGTATTAATTCTTCTTCATTTAAAATAGGATCTAATCTCGTTGCGGGAATCACATTCATAAAAGACGTTTGTGATAAATTACTAATATCCCATGCATTAATTTTCTTTATAAATTCTATAATATCATTTTCATATTCTTTTACTGCCGCTAATGTTCTATAATCAACAAATTCGTCAAATAACTTTTTTTCCATTATCTTATTAAGTCGTCCAGCCAAAACAATAATTTCTCTAAGTGTTTTTATTGGAAAATCTTTTGGTAGATAACCTTTACTAATATATTCTTGATATACCGATTTTAATACTCGATATCCTTTTGTTGTTCTTTTTATTTCTTTCTCATATAATCCAGTAAGTTCATTATATTTTATATCTTCACTTGTTTCAGAAAAATAAAAATAAGGGGCATTTAATATTGTTTGTAATCCAATATCTGCTAAATATGCATATGTAGATCCCACAAAATTACAATCAATTTCAAAATTACCATTTATAGAATCATACCTAGAATTAAATTTAATCAAATGTAATCTATATTTAATTGCTTTACCATAATATCCTTTTACTGTTAAATAAAATATTGGCCAAGGTATATGAAAAAATGCGGCATATGGAGAATCTTGTGGTGTTTCAAATAATGTTTTTCCTCTAACATCAATAAATCTAATATCAACTCTTGGTATAAAATTGGCACCCATAACTTTTATTGATATATTATCAATTCCAAAAGTTTGTGCTGTTGGATCAATACCTTTACCTTCTTTAACTTCCGGAAAATATGTATTAATACGACCATAAGTGGCTTCTGGCCCTCCAATATTAGTCAATGTCGTTGTTCGTTGATTATTACTAATAAATGATTCTGTCCATCTTGTGTCATAATCGCTACCGTCAGCATTTTTCATAAAATTAATGGTGCCACTAGCTATTGATCTAATAGTACTTTTAAGATCATTTGCTATAAGTGTTGTTCGGGGAATTAAATCCGCTTCTAAATTAACATACATGACAAGATTCTCTAGCTCAACCATTCGTGGTTTAAGCACACCATTATCTATAACAGTATTTGGATCAATATAAATAAGATTATTATGATCAACTTTAATTAATAACTCGTTTGTTGATTTTATATCACTATTCCCCATAATATAATTTATACAATTCTATACTTTTTTTATAATCTTGTAAAGATGAAATAAGAGGAAACGGTATTCTAAGTAAATAATGGTCTGGCATCATAAATTCGATACCACCAATCGCTGGATTCGCTTGTAATATTAACCAGCCAAACAATGGTGAATTATAATATTCTTGTGATAACTTATCCAATCTATCTTTATTACGTCTAAATTGAATATACTTATCAGTAGATTTAATTGGAATTTCAATACCAGGAACAATCCTAAACGTTCCTTCACTTTCAAAAAATTGATATCTGTCAAAATATTGATTATTCATTACCTAGCAAAATTTAATGTCATTATTGGATTATACATACTTGTTCTTTTTGTCTTTATTAAATCTTGAATTTCATCAGAATCTGTAATAGTATATTCATTTACTTGAAATTGAATACTATTATTATTTGATTTTGATGGATAGTGGTTTATACTAAAATTTTTATTTGACGGTGATGACGCTAAAAACGCATCTAATCGTTTGTCCATATTTTTTATCACTTTATCACTAAAAATATCTTTTTTTGAATTTCTAAACAAATTCAATATTTTTTCTTTATCAGTTCTTAAAAGAACAGATAAAAACTGTGATAAATCATCAGTTGACATTGTAGACGAAAAGAAATTATATGTATTATCTAAATCATTATAAAATTTTGGCTGATTTGTTTTAATAAAAGATATTAAATCTCCATATACAAATAATTTATCTTTAGAATAACCAGATAAATTACATCCAATATACTCTTGAGTTTTTGATATTATTTTTCCATCATGACCATATTGCATTACATAATTTAATTTATCAAAATCCTCAATGACTTTATTTCTTTTCTGTTCAATATTATTCATATATGCTGTCTCAGTTGTAATATTATTAATTTTTTCTTCAATCATTTTTTTAATATTAGGTTTCAAAATCTCCTCACAATTAACCGCAACATTTGTCGGCATATCTTTATTTAATTTCATTAAAGTTGTAATATTTTCAGACATTATTTTATTCGAAATTACATCTTTAAATTGTTGTGATATTGGGCCAATTTCAATATTTTTCTCGTAATTACCTAATAATTCTATAGTATCTATTCCTGATGGCGTTTGAACTATGTATTCATTTATTGATCTATAATCAGGATGTAAAATTATACTTGACAATTTATGACCATATAACATTATAGTTGAATTATATGCAGATATTAAACTTTCAAAATAATTTGCAGTATCAGAATAAAGTTTATCTATTATTGGATGATATTGAATCATATATGTATCTCCAGTCATTTCAAGTTGTCCGCCATATATTTCTTCTTCATATTTATTATCAGCTGTTACACTATCAGAATAATTCGGCTTAACCGAATTTTTTGTTCTATTACTTAAGTTTTCTAAAAATTCTTTTGAAAATGTTTTTTCATAAAATTTACTTCTATCTTCTGTTGATGTTGATCTTGGATCATATACTTCAGTATTTGCATAAAAATTAGATGAAAGAGCATTTTGTAATCTTTCAACAGGTCTTTCTAACCCTTGACCGCCGATAAAAGTAATATCCAACTGTACGTCAGCAATCATAGGTTGAACTCCAATTCCTTCAGGATTCAAATCCCAGATACTATTATCATATGTTATATTAACATTTCTAATAATAACTTTCGAATGATAAAAATCGCCTATTCTTAATACACATATTGGCGGTGGCCCAAATGTTGTATTCCTAGCATTCATATCACTTCTATCAGATGATCCTTTAATTGGTAATGTATCACCCGGTCTAACACATTGATTCAAAAATGTTAGTCTCGCATTTAATCCTTCAGGTGTCATTGAATGAAATGATGGATGAAAATATTTTAATTTTTCTTTTAAAGATGAAAATTGTAATGGTGAATCTTCTTCAAGTTGTCTAAAATAATAACATTCTGTTAATGTTTTCATTATAATTTCTTTCATCTTATCAATTGATGGAGTAATTTTATTTACTGTTGGTGAATCATCGTTAATTTCAACTAAATTTCGTACATTTGGTGACGATTCTTCATCTTTCACTACATCTTCCGTATCTGTTTCAGCATCGGTTAATTCATATTTTACACCTATTTGTGTTTTTCTACAATAAAATGTTGTAGGTGCTACACCATTAAAAATATTTACTATTCTTCCATTCCTAGATAATCTCGTTTGATACGCTACCTTATCTGAGCACGACATATTTGTTATATCAATACTTTTCTTAGGCTCAAAAGTCTCACCAACATTTTTCACAGATATGGATAAATTTCCATCTTGCGGATATCCTAAATTTCTCAATGGAATTATGATAGGTGGTTCATCTGCACTCTCATCTGAATTTGTAATAGGTACTTTCCATTTAAGAAATGTATTAACAACATCATTATATTGACTAAGATCTCCACTAAAATAATTAGGAATAATTGCTTCAGGATCTTGATTATAATTTTTACATAATCTAAAAATTAAATCAATTAAAACACTGTAGGTTCTACGATAAGATAATTTTAAATTATTATTAGCCGAATCTGGCGAGCTCGTACTTGATCCCATACGAATAATAATATTTTTTACTTTTCCCTTATCTAAATTATCTTTTAATTTTGAAATACCCTTTAAATATTTTTGATATTCAGATTCTAATGCGTCAAAACCATTTCTAAGCTGCGTCGACGTTGATATTTTAAGTATATCAAAATCATCATTACTTGGTTTTTTAATTGAATTAACACCACTTAAAAGCAGATAATCATTTATATGTGAATCGTCCCATGTTGTTGAATTTTTTAATAATGTCTCTATTCCATAAGATAATTCATTTATTTGTTCTTCTTTAGAATTAATATGTGTTTCATATTGTTTACCATATGGTTGATTAGTAATTAATGGATTACCAAATTCAATTTCAGGTGTGTCATTTTTAAAATATAAATTAGCCATAAATGCCGGATCTTCTACCTTATTTTTTGGCTTTGGTGTACTTTTAACTGATTCCACTAAATATAATTTATTCTGAGCTATAGGTTGAGGTTCTCCATTACCATTTAAATAAGCCATAACAGCCTTAACCTCATCGGGTGATAACGTTACATATTTTCTTACCAAACTATAAAAGTCAATATCTTCACAACCAGCAAAAAATGCATTAATGTAATTATCGGCTTCTTGATCAGATATACCTTCAAAATGTTTTCGAACAAGAAGATTTAAAATACTTGGATGATCAACAATAACTTTAAATGATACTTGTCCTGTCCTAGTAGTGTTAGTATATGTAAATACGGGCTCAGGTCTACCTAAAAAATCATTGTCTTTCCATGAAGCATTATTTTGTTCAGATATTTTTAAATCATATGGAGGAAACCACATTATTCTACCACCGTTTGGTCCTCTTTCACAAACAGGTAAATCCGTATATGTAAAACCAGGTATATTAGATGTTTTCCACGCTAAATTTTCAATTGAAAACATATATTTTTTAGCAAACCATCCTTGACCGCTTGAAGACATATTTGATGAGCTTGTTCCAAATTCTCCCCTTGCATTTGAATTTGGATATATGTTTAAATTCCATGGTTTTGTTAAAACACTACTTTCAAATTTACGATAATTACCTGATTTTTTCATAGTATCAGAATAATTTATATAAGATCTATCTTTTGTCCATACTCTACAATATTCTATACCATTTTCTTGTTTAGTATATTTATCAAAATATTTAATAGATGAACCTCTAGATAATATAACATCACCTTCTCGAAAAATTCTACTAGTCTGATCTATAACATTAGCAACATGTGAACGAGCAGCACCGCCATCATCTGGCATTGATTCAAGAATTTCCTGAGTTTTTCCTAAAATTGATTTATCTTCAAAATTATAATTTGTTGATACTGATTCTATATATTGTCCTTGACTTTGTGTTCGTTTATAACTTGTAGTATATCTTCCTTTATCTGATTCCAATCCAACCAATGTTTGTGATCCCGGTAATGGATTTTTAGACTTTGTGCTTATCCATGTTAATTTACCAGCAACTCCACCACCATCAATTATATTTTTTTGTCTTTGAAATAAAGTTGCTTGTATTGGATCAAACATTTGAACTAAATAATAATTGCTTCGTACTGGCCTGTCATTAAAATCATTCATTGCATAATAAACATCCTCGCCTCTATCATCACCAATATAAGCAACACTATTTGGAGCTTCAATACCTAATATATTCTTAACACTCTGTGCTGTTTGATCAATAAAATTAAATATTTTTGATGTATTTTGTGATCTTGCTGTTGTTGTATAATTCGGAGCATATTTTGAATATGACAAGTTGTCAAACAAAAATGATCTTTGTCTTTGTCCCATATATTCAATAAACAAATCAGATGGTTTTTGCGTTCTTGATCGTCTTCTAATTCCTATTAATGAGCCTAATGCACCAGTAGTATCCTGAACAGTCTTTTTAAATTCACTTATAGTTTTTTCTTCAGATTGTTTAGTAATTATAGGATTACGTGGGTTTGATAAATAATCGCCCGGTATTTCTACCCATGGAAATTCTACTCCGGTAATTGTTTGTAAAAAATCAATGCCTTTACCGGGTAATGTAGATGCAACAGTAATTTTGGTATTAGTTTCTATTAATGGTTCTCTACCTGTTAATATATTAATTGCCGTTGTTGTATTTCCACCCAATGCATCTACTAATCTCAATCTACCTACAGTAGACGAAATTAAATTTTGTGTTACTCTAGCAAAAAAAGGTCCCTGTGGATTAGTATTTATATTCCACGCAGCAAACTTCATTAATTCAGATTCGTCATCATATTCTTTAGAACTCATTATACCAATTAAATTATGAATTCTACCCACAAAATACGGATAAAGATTTAAATTTGCTCTTCTTGTGAATACATTTAAATTTTCATTTATAAAATACTCTGTTGGTTTAAAAGTATTTACATTTTGTGATTGTGTTAATTCAAATTCTCTGGTGTCTTCAACAGTTCCAGGATCTATATTTGGAAATACATTTAAATTATGAACACTATAATTAGACGCATTAAATGTTTGAGGTCCATTTGGAACTGTTAAAGTTTTTGATATAACAAAATCTCTAAAACGTTTACTTGCATTAAAATCTACATAACTTGGCATTATATTGTTTTAATAATAAATACAAGCCACTTAAAAATCTATATTAATTTGAATTTGGATTTAAAAAACTATTTGCCCATTCCTCAGCAAATCTTTTATCTGCCATGAATATTTGTGCAATTTTATCTGTAGTAGAATCCATAGGATTTATGTTAACATTATGTGTAACAATTATCCTTTGTTCTGGTAATGTTTGTGGTGAATTTAAAGATTCATTTCTTCTTGCTGCAACTTCTAAATTTCTTGCTTCTGTTTCTATATTTGCAGCTTGTTTTGTTTTATTAGAATTTATAATATCGTTTGTTAAATCTCGAATATTATTAACAAAAGAACCACCAAAACTATTTTTAATATTTATAAGCCCATCCCAATCTCTTATAGCATTTTGCATAAATTTATCCATTTTATCAATACCAGCAGAGCCTAAATCAGCAATAGCATCAGATAGATTACCTATAAATTCACTATCTAACCCTAACGCTTTTTCAATTAAATCTGATGCATTTTTTCCTATTGATACCCTTAACGCTCCTCGAATAAATGAAACGTCTCTTTCAACATTTTCAAGTGCCATAACTTGTCGTCTAGCAACATCTTCAGGTCTCATCTCTTCAAGTAATTGCCTCTGTTTAATAAGGGTTTCAATATTTTGTTCACTTAAATCTGATAAAGCAATAGATGTTTCTGTTGGTAACATTTGTAATTGTTGTCTCAAATCTACCGGAATATCAATAATCATTTGGCCACCTTCCATTCGAGCTAGATTGATTATAAATTCTCTATCTTTTTCATTTATATTCAATCCTTTTCCTGCCATATCCATTGCTGCCTGTTGCCTTTCCATAGATGCTATAGCACTTCTAGCTAATTCATTATATTCCATACCTAATATTCTAGCAGCTTCTTTAGCTCTTCTAAGATTAACACCGGTTATTTCAAATCTTCCCTGTTCATTATTAAATGTTGCAAAAGCTTTTGTAGATTCAATTAAGGCATCTTGTAATCCTTCAAGATCGTTAGTTGCCATATACATTAATTTTAATGGATCATTTAATGCTCCAACAGCTCCTCCAATTACTTGTAAATTTGCAACTAATTCTAATGCTTTATCTGGTTCCCATACTTGTTCAGCGAGTTTAAATACTTCAGACATATTAGTTCTAAATTCTATGGACTTTTGGGCCATTCTTTCTAATGATAAAATACCATTTCTAAAACCATACGCATTTATATTTCTTAAATTTTCATCTACTATTTTAAGTGTTTCCCTAGCATTTAATCCTATCGATTGTGATCTAATTTGTGAATTCTGAACATAAGTTGACATATCTCGAAGACCTAGACCTATAAATTCAAAATTTCTACCCATATCGCTAAGTCTTTCCATGCCTCCAATAAATTTACTGGCAAGCGCCATCTCTTTTAATGTATCATCATTAATTAATTTAAATTTTCCTGAGTTTGATACTAAATTACCAACACTTTCAGCTAATTCGTTAAATCCTATACCAAGTTTTATAGCCCATGGCGAAGCATTCATTATTTCTGTTCTAAATGCTTCAGCCAATTCTCCTGTCATTGCTGATTTTACATTTATTTCATTATAAAGTTTATTTATGTTGGTTAAATATAAAATAACTTCATTTTGAACTAGTCCTTTAATTGTATTTAATGTTTGTAATGGTTGTTTAAATACATGAAATAAAGATTCGATTCCTTCTCTAGTTTTTTCAAGAGTACCAAACTCATCTAATTTTGCGGTTCTAAAATCGTATTGAGCTTCCATAACTCGGCCTAAAAATGTTTGACCACCCATCCGACTACCTCTCACAACATCACTATAATATGTTCTTTCTTGTTCCGCGGCCTTTAATAAGTCATAATCTTTACTAGCCTGCGCAAACGCATCATCATAGTCATTTCCGCCAGTATTATTAAATCCCAAATCTGAAAGGCGTTGAAGTATAAAATCTATTTTTTTACCTTCTCTAGATCTTATAATCGCCATTGCCGCTTCACTAAATAATGCCATATTATATAAATAGATATATTATTATTTTTTATTATTTTCTTGTTCCAATATATATGTAATATAATATTTTCTTATATAAATAGGCATAGACAAAATATCGCCATATGAAAATCCGCGATTAATTAAAAACAAAATCTCTTTTAATTGACCTTCTTTATACTCCGTAGAAAGGACGAAAAAATTCAACCCCAAATCCAATTTCAACTTGGATTTCTTCTCCTGATGGGGTCATTATTTTTTGTGTTAAATCAATTCCAGGTTTATTTTCTATAACATATTTTCGAAAATTTTGTGAATCTACGATTGGCATTTCATGTTCCACAAAATTGTATATTTCCATTGGATCTCTATTACCATTAATTGATTTAATTAACATTTCAAGTCTTTTTGTAACAATAGGCGCTGTTCCAATTCCATTCCAACTATCTCTAATTTTAAGAAGTTCCTCTTCTTGTTTTTGAGTTAAAAAATTAAATGTTATATTAATTTGACTTTTCTTTAAAAAATATGGATACTCACCATTATTATCAGCGACTAATTTAAAATCTTTTATTTTAAGACGAGATAAATCAACCACAGCATTAAATTTTTCATTTGTTCTAGGATCAGTTAATGTTAAATTATATTCAGAACCAAAAGCGGTATTCCTTAAAAAAATTAATATCGCTTGTTTATCTTCTTCTAATATATCTTCAACTTTTAAATCTTTATCTAGAATTTTTCTTTTTAAAATTTCTTCAATAATTTTACCATTTGTTGTTATATTTGGCGATGCTAAAATGTTTTCATCAGCTGCCGTTAAATATGCAACTCTAAGAGAACTTTTTTTATTAGGATACATAATGCCTCTAGTGGGTAACTCAACTACATCATATGCAATTGTTGAATTAATTTTAAATTCTTCTAACATGTCTTTTTATTTTAGGATGACAAAATTATTTTAAAATATTTTTTTATAAATCCTTAATATTTAATAAATATTAATATAGCTGAATACAACGATCCATTCGTAATGTTACATCAATTGTCGCTAAATCATCTCTTGAATAATCTAAGTCTCCAAAATTAAGCCCTGTCATAAATGTACCTTGTAAAAGCCATTTTTCAACCACAACGCCAGTCGGATCTAACATTTCAAGTTCAACATCTTTTTTATATCCAGCGGCATATCCCATTCTTCCTGTAACAGATTCGGCATGTAAACGCATCCATTCCATAAGTGCTTGTGATGCTGATGGGCCGATAGGATCTTTAAATTGAACTCTTAATTCTTCCCAAACAAATCGACCAGCAACATATGTTGATGTATTTAAAAATGGAATTTCAGTAGAACCAATTTTAGCAATTGGCCTCGATGCTGAATAAACATACCATTCATTTATACCTAATGTTGATGGAAATCTTAAAAGAAATCTATTTTTTCGTTTTGGCTCGTAAGGTACGGGCATTTTCATTAATAAATCTGCCATGTCATATTTATATTTAATTCATTTATTACTTTCTTATAAATATATCAAAATTAAAAAAATATTTTTTTTTAAATTTTCGTGAAAAATTACCAGTAAATATTGACCCAATAATTAATATTTCAATAAATACTAGTTGTTAAAAAAAAATATTATATTATATTGACTTTTTCATTTTTTTATTATATTTTGGTACACAGTACCGGCCCAGAAATATTGGACCAGAAATATTGGACCAGAAATATTGGACCAGAAATATTGGACCAGAAATATTGGACCAGAAATATTGGACCAGAAATATTGGACCAGAAATATTATAAATAAAGCAAAATACTAGAATAAAAGATACTAGAATAAAAGATAATAGAATAAAAAATACTAGAATAAAAGATACTAGAACAAAAGATAATAGAATAAAAAATACTAGAATAAAAAATACTAGAATAAAAGATACTATAATAAAAGATAATAGAATAAAAAATACTAGAATAAAAGATACTAGAATAAAAAATAGTTATATAGAAAAATGTTTTTCTAATCCATTCTCATCGCTTCACAGACATTTACCATAAGTGGTTTTACTATGTCTCCACGACTGTTATTCAGGGCATTAACTCCCAAAGCGGGTAATCCTATCCTTATGCTCAACGAGTATCTTAGCTATATTTTCGTCTGACAAAAGTTGAATCATCTTCTTTCTTTCGTCATTAAGCCCGCTACCACATTCTTCCACTACTTTTGACACAATCCACCCATTAGCAGAACAAAACTCCTGAACTCTTTTCGACTGTGAGATTAAATTCGACCTATTTTCAGATGACGATACTCTCGCATATACAGCTACAACTTCTTTTTTTTGCGGTGTATCATCTGGAACAATTATAGTACCACTATTGAACATATTCCATGCAGTCCTATATGTAACTCCTAATTATTTTGTGTATTTACTTAATTTCATAATGCAAAGATAGTATATTTTTCTATATAAGCAAATAATTTACTATAAATCTATATTATGTTTTGAATACTGGACAAAAAAAAGGTAGGAATCCCTACCTTTTTTTATTTTCACTAAGTATTAAATATTCTCAAATGATGCGCCAGTTGGTGTAATTATAAATTCGATATCAATAAATTCTAATGATCTTGTTGGTTTAATATAAATTTTACCTCTAAGAGTATTTTGATCTATATCTTCTGGATCATTTGATACAACAAGACGGAAGTCATAAAGTCCTCTTTCTTTTTTAATATTTTCAAGTATTGGATTAACAAGTCTTGTAAATTCTGCTCGTACTTGTTCATCATTCTGTTCAAAAAGCAATCTCACAGCCACTGCGGCAATAAGTTTTCTTGCTCTTAATAATAATCTTCTTACATTGATTCTATCAAGGGCACTTTCTTTTAGTTGGAGTGTTTTATTACCCCAAATAATTGGACCAGTATCAGCAAACGTCGCAATTGGATTAATCCTTTCTCTATATAAATCATCTCTTTCATCAAGTGTAAGTTTCTTATATGCCTTAATTGCATTAACAATACCTCTAGAATATCCAGCTACAGCAAACCAGGGATATGAAACATTATCTGTTAAAGCAATATTTCTTAAAACTTCTCCAGTTGGCGGAATATAAAGTTGTGTTGAATTTTCATTATCTCTAATTTGTATCCAGGGCCAATATGTGGCTGAATAGTTTGAATCAAGATTTACGGTATCGAGAAGTCCAATAATATCATCTACTGTAGTTGCATAACCCGGTGCTGATATTATATACAGTGAATCTGCTCGATCTTTTTCAACCATATCAATAGATTCTTCGGTTAATGATGAATGATCATAAAAATTTATTCCGGGTGTTGCAAAAATATTAATGTCAACAGCTTCAGCATTAGCGAATGTTTGTATACCTGTTAAATATGCGTAATAATCTGAATTACCAACTGTGTCATTAAAACATCCGCCATTACTAAAATTATTATCATCATATGTAATTTTACCAAATTTATATTCATCACCAAATGTTCTAACATTTCGGTAAATATCCCATCCATCAAACCCACCCGCTAGAGCAAGTGTGAATTTACGATAGATTTTATCTTTTAATTTATTGTTATCACCGCCAGTTTGTCCTTCTAAATCATATGGTGTACAATCAAATTCAAATCCAGTAATTGTTGAGCCAGTTATAGTAGATGCTTGAGATGATAGATGAAATCCTGGTGTTGTTGTTAAAGATGCTAGTTGTTCAGGATCTCCTTTATATTTGAATAAACTTAAATCATATCCTGTTTGATTTGATAATCCTAACATAACTTTTCTAAGTTTATCTCCAGAAAAATCAACAGGTGTTCCATCCCAATTATATCTAACTATATCTCCAGCATTATAATATTTTGTCTTATATTTAATTCCGCCTAATACTGCTCCACCATTAAGTGAACCAGCTGTAAATCCTCTAAATCCTGCAGGAATTGCATCAACAGGATGATCATTAGACATTTCAAGCATAATATATTTTGATCTAAGTTTATATTGTCCATCTGTAGTACCAATTCTTAATGCAACGTAGCCAGGTAAATCTGGATTCATTGAACATCTTGAGAATCTTTCAAGTGCAACAATATTATCATCAGTATCATAAAAATCACGTACTAAGATATCAAATTCAGCTGTTTCAAGATCGATATTTACTATACTTATTTTAATTTGTGTGTTCGATGCATCACCATCAGAAATAGATATAACTCTGAATAAGTCAGCAACAATTCCGCCACGTACTTCAGAGACCACATATGGAGATGCTGATGTTTTCCATTCAGTTAAAAAGTCTTTATTAACATTATGTACAACTGGTGTAAGACTTAATCCTCTTATTAATCCACGATCTTTTAATGATCGAACCAAATTTGGATATGATTCAAAGACATAAAGTGGATATTGTTCTTCATTTTTATCAAATACCCCGGTTCCTAATACCTTAGAAATATATTTAGTTGAAGAATCATTTAAAGAACATATAAATGAATGTGTTTGCCCGCTTTCACCATCTGTTGTAACAGTAATTGTAAATTCGCCAAAAGGATTTGTTAAAATTGTTTCACTATTTAATGTTACTCCAGTTTGGGTAGTTATTTGTAAATTTAATTTCGAATGAACGTATGAACCTCGTGATCTAAGAGCAGCAACTGCAATTTTATCATATGTTTTTTCTGCAACATCATATGTAAATCTAGTTACGTTAAATTCTCCTGAAGATTCGGAATATACGAACAAATATGAATAAATTTCATTGTCATTTTCATTATAAAAATTATTATACCAAGCAAAGTTAGTAACATCTCCAATTGGACCGGTAATTTTTAAAGATGCAGTTAATTCTGATGTGGCAGATGATGGAACAAATCCTATGGTAAACCATTCACCATTAGCATATGATTTTTTGATTATATAATTAGTAACTGAAAAACCATCTACTGCAGTTTTACCTGATAATTCAGAATAAAAACTACTTTGTGTCATACCAGTTAATGTGGGTATAAAAGAATTATTATCTTCTATTCTATCAGGAACTGATGTTGAATCAAAAACAGGTGCACCTAATGTTACAATACCATAAGTTTTATCAGGTCTATATCCTGTTAAACCAAGTATTCTTGTCACAAATAATTGATTAGATTCTTGTAAGTATGATTTGGCAAAATAAGGAAGTTCATATGATGGATTTCCATTACCATCTTTTTTCGGTGATGTTGATCCAAAATATGTACGAAACTCATTAAAATTTGTTATCAGAACAGGTTCAAATGCAGGACCCTTTAATGTTTCACCTACCATACCTAATGTTGTTACGCCAACACTTTGCGCTACGAATGTTAAATCTTTCTCAGATGTGTATACACCCGGAGAAACAAAAACTCTATTTGATGTTGCCATTGATTATTATTTAGTTAATTTTATTTATTATTGTTATTATCAATAAATATCTTTATTTTCATCAAAGATTTCCATTATAAAAAATTAAAAGATAATAATTTATCTTTTTTTATCTATATTTATCTTATGAAATGACGAGGGATTGTAAAAATATTAAAATCAGTCAAAAACATCATGAAATTTTAAAAACCTATTGCGATAAAACCGGAATGAGAATGTATCGCGTAATAGAAAAATGGATTGATGAGATTAATAAAGGGAAAAAAGATGATAATATTAAATCAAAGAAAAAAGATATCTATGGTGAAGATACGTAAATTAAATTAAATAAACAATACCAATATTAGAACCCACTACTGGTTCATATTTATATGTCACATCTTTACCACTCCAAGTAAATCCATTATTTTCTTCTTCCACAAGCCCATTTGTTTCAACATATATAATATCTACAATATCATGTTCTACTGTAAAAGTTAATGATGAGCCATCATAAACAAAATATTCATTTTTAATATGAAGTATTCGTCCATAAGAATCCTGAAAAACGCCACCTTTTCCTGCAAAATATAAAACTGTTATATTACTCCCTGGTGCGGGTGGTGTTACAAACGTAATTCTAGATGTACCATTTATCCAATAATATCCAATATCTTTTTGTTCTACAAGACCATTAATAGCAACGAAAAATAAATAACTAATACTTTCTCCAACATTAAATGTTGTTTGTACGCCATTACCAACAAATGTAGCTGTTGTAATATCAATTGATTTACCAGCTATTTTTTTGGCAACATTTTTTTGTCCCATAAATTCGTGCATTAATATCATTCTAGCTATTGCTGGTTTTACTTCAAATTCTTCAGAATCAATTAAGAATCCTAATAATGTGAAATCATATGTTTGTAAATAAAATCTACGATTTTCTAAATTATCAATAGGTGAATTATCACTAATATTATTTAAAATAATTGGAATATAGTGTCCTTTTACAACAGTATAAGATTGTCTAGAAGCAAATTTTTGTAAAACAATTTTATTAAACTTATTAAGATCTCTAAATTTTTGACAAACAAATATAACTTCATATCCGATATCAATGGGAACTGGTTGTGGTATTTTATATACATCAGCACCATTCATATGACCATCCCAAGTTTTAACAGCAGCATAATGAAAATTTCGCCTATCAGGAATAGTTTTTTGTATCATAGGGTGGGTACCAGGTTGAACATCTGGTTTTCTTACAACACCAATAAAGGGAACTTTCATATTGCCATCTTCATCTGAAAATGTCCATGTATTAGAAATTTCTGACCATCGTTGTATTGTTAATATCTTAGGAATTACTGGAATTTTATTACCATCTGATACTACATTTAAATAAGTATTAACAAATTCTAACATTCCTTTATCCAAATCATCATGTAAAATATCATCTGGTAAATACGTATCAGATTTTATTATTTTATCAAGTAATTCCTGTCGTCTTTCTAATCCTTCTTTAGACGATGGTTCAGTACCAACTTGTCTATAAACATTTATATTATTTTTTTTAGGTAATGACATATTATATTCCTTTAAATTCGTTTTCTTGTACTGGTGAACATATTATTGTTCTATATGATGGTTTGTATCCAAAATGATGATGTTTATTATCGGCATTAACTTTACCATCATTAATAACATTATAATATCTAATTCTTTTTTCACTATCAGCATATCCAATATAATCACCAAATTTTATATCTACTCCCAGATCTTCTAATGTTTTTGTGTAAACAGAAACAATCATATTTCCTGGTTCAAGGTATCTTAATAAGCCAGTTTTATATGATTTATTTTCAGCTAGAACAACATGTACAAGAGCATTAATTTCAATTGGCGGTTTAAATTTAATTTCATCTCTTCCAATTTCACCATATATATCATCAGTATCTGTTATAACCCTATCAACTTGATAAAGAACTATTTTCATATTCAGATCACCATGTAAATATTCCATACCCATTTGTATATGTAAATTATAGTCATCTTCAGAAAAGAATTTTGATAATCTTGTTATAGGAAGTCGATTTTCCGCCATTATAATATTTCATTATTATATAATAAATACTTTATATTTCTTTTCTATTTATGTATATTATAAAATATTAATAAACATGGCAATACTCGAAATTGAAGCAAGAAACATTCTATCAGGATATACCGGTGCCAATAATCAGTTGATAGAATGGAAAATGAAGCTTTTAACAACAAAAAATTTTAAATTAACTCGAACACAATCAGAATACGTTTTAAAATATTATCAGACAATACCAAAAGTTGCTAGAAAATATATAAACATTGTTATTTCATTTGGTGAAAGACTTCAAGAAGAAAAATTATTACCAAAACCAGTTGAAAAAATATGGTGTGAAAAACTTTTATGTGAAACTGATAAAGCATACCATATTTGGGGTAAATTTTTTGATTCCGAGAGGCTTCATGCATTTTGGTTACCTAAAGGGGCAATTTTAAGGCCAGAAAAGAAATTGGATTATATTATTGATTATTCCAAATATAATGTTCGGCCACCATTTCCACATCAAAAAGTTGCTATAGAAAAACTTTTAGCAAATGACAGATTTATTTTAGCTGATGATATGGGATTAATGAAAACAGGTTCATCAATTATTGCATCGTTAGAAAGTGGTGCAAAGAAAATTCTTATTGTGTGCCCCGCATCACTTAAAAGAAATTGGAAAAGAGAAATAGAAATTTATACTAACAAAAGAGTATTAATAGTTGAAGGAAGAAAATGGGGTTCTACATTTGATTATTATATTATTAATTATGATATATTAAAAAATTATCATGTTATTGATAAAAAAAATGAAAGTTTAAATGATAATTTAATTAAAAATGAAAATTTTGACTTAGCAATAATTGATGAGTCTCATTATCTTAGTAATATTTCTGCAAATAGAACAAAACTCATGAATGATATTCTTAAAACCATACCCAAAGTTTGGTTATTAACTGGTACACCAATAACAAATCATCCAATTAATTATTATAATCTATTAAAAATTGTTGATTCACCTGTGGCTCTGAATTGGCAACATTATGTAAAGAGATACTGTAGGGGATATAGAATGAAAATTGGTAATAGAACTATATGGAATACTAGTGGAGCATCTAATCTTGATGAGTTAAGAGAGAGGACAAAAGATATATTATTACGAAGATTAAAAACAGATATACTTGATTTACCAGAAAAAATCGTATCAACAATTCAATTAGAACTTCAAAGCACATATTACAATGAAGAACTAGATGAATTTATGAAAATTACCAAAGAACAGAAAGATCATGAAAGTATTACTATAACTATTAATAGACTTATGAAGGTGAGACAAGTAATCGCATATGAAAAAATACCATATACTTGTGAATTAATAGATAAAGCATTAGAAATGGACAAAAAAGTTATTGTTTTCAGTAATTTTACAATGCCATTAGATACGTTATATGAAAAATATCCAAAAAAATCTGTAATTTTTGATGGTAGAATGAACTCAGAGAAAAAAAATCAAGCTGAAATTAAATTTCAGAACGATCCTAAAATAAAAATAATGTTTGCAAATATTGTAGCCGGCGGATTAGGTTTAAATTTAACCGCTGCCGAAATTGTTATTATGAATGATTTATCTTTTGTACCATCACACCATACCCAAGCTGAAGATCGTGCATATAGACATGGACAGATAAAAAATGTTATTGTTTATTATCCATTATTTGAAAATACAATTGAACAAATAGTTTATAATATTCTTAATAGGAAGAAAAATAATATTGATCAAGTCATGGGTGATGGTGAATATTCTGAAACTTTTGCAAAAGAACTAATTAATCAATTGATTTAAGTTCAGATAAAAATTCAGTTAAAATATTCAATAAATTCGGATCATCATATTCTATTAAAGTACATCTAACAATTTTTTCCCCATCATCATCTTCAAATCCAATGTAATTTGTGGTGACACCTTCTTTAATTAGAAAATGGAATGGAATTCGTTTATTATAACAAATTTTATTAATCTCTATTAATGCGTTTGTTATTTCAATATTCTCTATTTTCATTATTTTTATTTTAAATTTTTTATGAATTCTAAATTTATTATTAATTTGACGACATTCAGGATCATTTGAAATAGGTGAACATCGAAAAAAGTAAATATATTCGCCATCATCAATTGATATATATTTAACGTTATTTCTATAATGTTCGCTATAATACAAATTAAACCAAAAATAATCTCCATCTATTTTTGGTTTGCTCAATTTATGTGATTTATGTTGAACGCCATAAATTTTATCTGATAATACAATAAAATCAATCCCCTTATCCATATCTAAAATATTGCCTCTATATAAATTGAATTGATATCTAGTTGATTTATTTTTTTGATTGGCATGTAAAGTAAATATTGTGGATAACATTGATATTACACCATAATTCCATGTAAACTGAGTTATATAAAACAATTCATTAAAAATGAATGAATTAGGATTAAGAATTTTGTCGCGAGAATTAATAAAATAATTTTCAAATAGTTTTTTAAATTTATTTAGATTGGTTTTATATAAATCAAATGTCAATTTTTCTTGAAATTTATTATTAAAATAATTAATTAATAGGTTAATACATGAATAATTTGTATTTATTGTGTTTAGCCAAGACCAAATCCATTGGTCTAAAATAAGTTGTAAAATGCCAATGTGACCATTTTTTTCATAATAATCAACGCGATATTTAGAGTTGTGACCAAAATTATATGACAAAATAACATTTGTTATTATATCTTTTAATATCTTTTTATTTGTAATGATTTGAACTTCATTTATCGTCATAATAATAAAATATACGATATTTATTAATAAAAATCAAATATGTCTGTAACAGTAATAAGCGGAGAAGAACGAGAAAAACTATTTACACAAGTTTTACATCTATTAGGCTCTCCAGTTCGTGGAATTGAATTAACTGAAGAACAAATGGACTCACTTTTAGAACTTGCAATATCAGAGTATGAACAATATGTTAATGATTGGTTAATTGAATCGCAATGGACATCATTAGCAAATATTAATGTAGAAACACAATCTTTAGCAAGAGCATTTGTAACTAGGAATCTAGATTATATGACACAATATTCACACGCTTATTCAAAAATAGTGGGATTACAAGCTGGAGGTACATCAGAATTAAAAAAGGATATGTTTTATTTAGTTCCGGGGCAACAAATGTATCAAATTCCTGCTGGTAGAGAAATAAATGAATTATTATGGTTTACTAGAGCAGAATTAACCGATTCAATTATAGATCCATTTCTTGGTGGATTTGGTGGGCTTGGTGGAGTTGGATTTGGTGGCGTGGGTGGTTTTGCACAAGTTGGAGTATCAGGATCTTATTTTATGTTGCCGGCATATGATCTTTTATTAAGAATGCAAGATAGAAATCTAAAAAATAGATTAATTGGTGGTGAATTAACTTATAGAATCACACATGGTCCAAATGGAACCAAGTGGATACATTTATATAATACACCTGGCGGCAGATTTGATTTCGGATCAATTAGAATGAACAATTATGCTGTATGGTACTGGTATTATGATACTGAAATTGTAGATTCTTGTTTAGATAAAAGCAAATATAGTGATATAGCTAAATTACCATCAGATATTGATACCGAAAAATTAACGTGGTCGACATTAAATGGACCTGCGCAGAATTGGGTAAGAAAATATTTTATATCATATTGTAAAGAAGCATTAGCAAGAATATGGGGTAAATTTTCGGGTGATTTACAAGTACCTGATAGTCAAATCAAATTAGATTATCAAACTTTATTAACAGAAGCGAAAGATGATAGAATAAAAATGGTTGAAGAATTAATAAATAGATTAGAAAGACTTCGACCGGATAAAATGCTTGAAAGAACCGCAAATGAAGCTAAATTTTTAAATGAAAGTATGAAATACAGACCAATGGTTTATCCAATTCAAGTTATTTAATAATGTCATATTAACATTAAAATTGAAAATTTGAGAAAATTATCACCAAAAGAATTTGATTCTATATTCTAAAAAACGCTTTCAAAATTTTTAATCACAAAAATTTTATTTATATTTTAGTATTGAAAACTAATTACGGTTCATCTGTAAGTATAATATGTCATAAAATGGAAAAAAAACTTATTTCTCAAGAGATTATTGAATCTTTTCTTAATGGTGCAGACTCCGAAGAATTTATCGTTAATATTGAATATGATTATAGAAGAAACATAATCTATAAAATAATACAAGATCCTGTTAAAGGTAAAATTGTAAAACAGGATACTATTATTCCCTTTTTATGGGTAGGAGATCTAACTGAATTAAATTTTTATCAAAAAAATAAAACCCTTCAAAAAGATAAGATATTAGAGCACGGTATTATAATAGAACCACTTAAAACATATGGAAATCAAAGATTAGAAAGAGGTTTAAAATATCTTGTTAAAAGTGTGAAAGGATATACTAATCTGTTAAATTTTTTTAAGCAAGGAGGTATAGATCCATGGAGTGATAAATACAAGGAATATTTTCAAATTTTATCAATTACTGAACAATATCTTATTCAAAAGAAAAAACGTCTGTTTAAAGGTATTGAAGATTATTCAGATATTCATAGATTTATGTTTGATATTGAAACCAGTGGTTTAAATCCTGAAGTTGATAAAATTATTCTTATTGGTGTAAAAGATAATCGTGGATTAAGGAAATTAATTGATGCCATTGGAAAAGATGGCGAAAAAGGTTGTATTCAAGAATTTTTTAATATCATTAAAGAAACCAAACCTACAATTATTGGTGGGCATAATTCAGCATCATTTGACTGGCCATTTATTTTAAAACGTGCCGAGATATTAAAAATGAATATATACGAAATAACTCAAATTATATATCCTGAGCCAATTAAAGTTAAAGAAAGAATATTAAAACTCGCAAATGAAATTGAACCATATAATCAATATGTAATTTGGGGATTTAATATAATTGATACATCACATTCTGTTCGCAGAGCACAAGCAATTAATTCAGATATTAAGTCTTGGGGATTGAAATACATAGTAAAATACCTTGAAAAAGAAAAACCAAATCGAATATATATTGACGGTTCAAAAATTTCAAAAATATATATAGAAAATGAAAGTTATTATGTTAATCCAAAATCTGGCGGATGGCGTAAAATTGGAGATCCGGGGACAGAAAATCTTTTAGAAAGATTTCCCGGAAAATATGAAATTTGGTCGGGTAGAAAACTTGTTGAACAATATCTTGATGATGACCTTTACGAAACCATGATAGTAGATGATTCATTTTGTCAATCAACATTTTTACTATCAAAATTAGTTCCAACAGCATATGAAAGAATAACCACAATGGGAACGGCAACATTATGGAAATTAATAATGTTAGCTTGGTCATATGAATATAATCTAGCAATACCTGAGAAAGATGAAAGAAGACCAATTACAGGCGGATTATCTAGATTATTAAAAGTAGGTTACTCTAAAAATATTGTAAAATTTGACTATACTTCTCTTTATCCATCAATACAATTGGCACATAATGTTTTTCCTGATTGTGATGTTATGGGAGCACAGAAAGCAATGTTAAAATATTTTCGTAATCTTCGTATAAATTATAAAAGACTTAAAGAAGAAAATGAAAAAATAAATCCTGAATTATCTGAATATTATGATAGAAAACAACTTCCACTTAAAATTTTTATTAATGCATATTTTGGATCTTGTTCCGCCCCAAAAGTTTTTCATTGGGGAGATATGAATATTGGTGAAACTATTACATGTACTGGCCGACAATATCTTCGTATGACAATTATGTGGTTCATGAAAAAAGGATATGAACCAATTACAATGGATACTGATGGTATTTGTTTTGCGATTCCCAATGATGTTAATGAACATCAATATATTGGAAAAGGTAGTAATGAATTAGTTATTAAAGATAAAAAATATAATGGTGTTGAAGCTGATTGCGCAGAGTTTAATGATATATTTTTGAGAAATGAAATGGGACTAGATATTGATTATATTGCGCAATCAATGGTTAATATTTCAAGAAAAAATTATATATTAAAAATAACTAAAAAGGGAAAAGAAAAAATAAAATTAACTGGCAACACTATTAAATCCAAAAAATTACCACAATATATTGTAGAATTTATGAATGATGGCTTTAATTTTTTATTAAATGGCGATGGTCAATCATTTATAAATTTATATTATTCATATATTGAAAAATTATATAATCATAAAATTCCTTTAGTAAAAATAGCAAATAAAGCTCGTGTAAAACAAACAATTGAAGATTATAAAAAATATATTAAAAAAGTTACTAAATCAGGTTCACTTATGCCTAGACAAACTCATATGGAACTCATATGGAGAGATCAATATCCAGCAACATTAGGAGAAACAATATATTATGTAAATAATGGCAATAAAAAATCATGTGGTGATGTAGAAAAAAACCGTAAAACTGGTGAAATTGATATTAATTGTTATATGATTAATGAATTTGATATTTTAAATAATCCTGATATGACTGGTGAATATAATGTTGAAAAATACATTGGAAATTTTAATAAACGTATTGAACCATTACTTGTTGTATTTAATCCAGAAATAAGAAATGATATTTTAGTTACAAATCCTGAAAATAGACAATATTTAACATCATTACAATGTGAACTTGATCGCGGACATCCATTAAAATCTGATGGTCAAGATAAATTAGATGAAATTTTAACTCTTTCTGATATGGAAGTATTGTTTTGGAATCGAATAAATATAGATCCATATTACATGTATGTGGAAGATACTCTTTCGCTTGTTGACCAAGATTGGGTTAATCACAATCGAAAAGTCATGAAAAAAGAAGATAAAGGTATTATCAATAATAAAGAAGATGAAATAATTGATAATGATGGTAGAGATTTAGCATATATCACGATACTGAAATTTAAATAATATGTATATATAGTTTTTCTCTTATTGGAACAATTAATTTACTTGTATTATTTCCAGACCCATCTTTAAATTGAATTATAAATTTACCTTCAAATTTTCCAGATTGCGATGTTTGTTCTTCGGTAAATCTATATGTAATATAGTACTCATCGGTTGTCTGATTGTATTTTTTCATTCTTAATGTTAATGAGCATTTTCCACCAAGAATTATGGGAGATCCGGTTTTAATATCAGTCATTTCAAATGTAATATTTGAATTTTCCAATAAAGTATTATATGTGGATTTATCATTTTTTCCATCATCAATTAATCTCATTTTTAATATCGGGTCAGTTGCCCCTTGTCTAATATAAAAGTCCATATCTTATAAGTTTTATATCATCATTATTATTTATGTTATGGTATAAATTGATGCATTATTCCAATCATTATCATATGCACAATATCCACATGATCCTGTTGACCATGTTGCATTATCACGTATTTCTAAAATAAAAGATTTATCTCGATATTGTGTTTCTATTAGATTGCTAGAAACCCATTCTTGATTTCCAATACATATTGTTTTGTACTTCATGCCATTATTACCAATATAAATTCCTGTTTGTCCATTTAATAATGTTGTTGTATCTTTAATTAATCTTATTGATAATCCAAAATTAATTCTTTTAGTAGTTAATGAAAAAATTTCATCCAAGTTATTTAAAACCACAACGTAATAAGTATTGTTTATACGAGATATAGAACATGTCCAAAAATATCCAAAATTACGAAAATCTAAAAAGTCACCATCTGTATTCCTTAATCCACCACCTCTCCCATTAAATTTACTTAAATTTGTTGCATCTCTATTTGGCGCATTCCAATAAAATAAACCTATTTCTTTTGCCGATCCGCCAGAATTCCCATACATTGAAATAAGATTATTAAATAAGATATTAAAATCATCAATTGTTGGTACATGGAATCCCGGTGCTGCGATATTTCTATGATTATCTATAACACAACCATTATATAGTAAACCATATACTACTGGGGGATCTAATCTAAGATTTGGGGTGCATATTTTTTCACATTCTGAAATATCATAATGTTTTTTTGTTCGTGTTAAATACCGATTATGAAGGTATACATAATCCATTACATCTTCAAAATATGCTGCATATTTAATGATATAACAAAATATTCCTGCGTGTTGTCCATTTGAACCATTTACGCCGCCGCCAATAACATGAGTAAATGGTTGATATCCTCTATTCGATAAAATAACATCTTCCCAGTTTTTTATTTTATAGACTAATCTAGCATTATGATATATTTTTAATGTACCTAATCTTTTATATCGATTATTATTCCATTTGCTATTTAATTTTTCTGTCGTACCCGATATAATTAAATCACCCCATCCACCTTCATTAGATAAATCACATTCATCATTATTATCATATATATTATTTTTTTCAAATGTAATTGTTATATTAAAGTCATTTATTGTACCATTAGTACATAAGGCATTTTCCGTTTTACCAGAATCAACATAATACATAGCTGTATAGCCAGAAACCGAATTACAATATCCTGAATATCTATATGCTACCCATTGAATTTTTCCGTCTGTTGTAAATCGAAAAGACAATCCATTATCTGCAAAATTTTCTACATCATATTCATCTCTTACGCCTTTAAACCAAAATACGCTTTCAGACCAATTTTCGTCTCCGTTTTTATTAAAAATAAAATCAAGAGTCCATCCTTTTAATACATTTCTAGCAAGAAAATCATCACAGTTATCAGAACCACCGCCTTCATTAGTGATAAGAACTATTGGTACTTTGTTACAAATTTTTTGCACCGGACAACAAATTTCTGTTAAATTACTTAATTGTTCAGCACAACGAATAATATTACTTGTAAATCCATCAATTACTTCTTGTTCTGTTAATGGACTAAGTAAAGGATCAATAAATGGTATTATATCTTCATGATATTCAACAATTTGAAAATAATGCGTTTCACCAGTAATTCCCGTATAAATAAAAATATCATTATTTAAAATAACATTCGAATACATATGGTCTGATGTATCAAAATGTGAACAAAAATTGCTATAAATTAGGTGTAAAGTTAAACCAGAATATATATATTCAGTATCATTAATAATATTATTATACTCAATTAAATGAATGATATTATAATTACAAATATTATCAGTTATTCCTGTTAATTCATATATTGGTTCTGCGGTAAATGTTGACATAATTATAAATAGTTTTATTATTATTTACCATTAGTATATTGTGGTACATAATCAATAGTATTATCACCTAAAGTATAATCATAATATTCAGAATAATCTAATATAATATCAATTTTACCTAAGATATTATCTACTAGTTCATAATCATAATATTCTGAGAAATCTAAGGTAATATCTAACTTTATTGTACCGTGTTTTAAAATATCCTGTGTATTCATATTTAATAAATATCTTATAATATCTTTCACATAATTGGATATTTATATAAAAACTATTATAATGGATAATTTCGTTAAACAAGTTATTGAAGAAAAATTTGCATCTAAAAAACAACAAAGATATTTTTATGCAAAAGCAAATGATAAGTCTTTACCTAAAAAAGAAAGAAAAAAATGGAAAAAATGGTCAGAAGAATTTTCTGATAAAACAGATTTTACTAAATTGCCCGAAAAGGCTGAAGAACAATTAAATCCAGAAAATGAAATTGAAGAAATTGTTGACTTTAATGGAAATATAAAATATGGCAACAAACCCGGTAATCTCAATGGATTTATCAGATCTAAAAAAACATCTGACGAAGTTGTATCTGCAACAATGGGGCAAATGGGAACTTTTGGTATTTTAGGCGGTCCCACAAATGCCAGTAAAACATTAAAATATTGGGCAGAATCTGATATGAGTAAAGCACTTGGTGCTGATGAAACAATTGCAGATCCAGATACGAATTATAATGACGCTGTGGACACTTTTCAAGACAAATTAGATGTTCCTGAAGATGAGGCAAAAGAAAGAGCAAAACAAATGGGATATGATCCTCAATTACCTGATGGAAAAATAAGATTAATTGAAAATCCATTAAATTATATTAATGAATATTTAACCAAAAAAACAAAAAGAAGTGAACTTGTAAAAAAAAGTAATAATAATATTGATAAAAAAACTATTAATCCAATAATTAGAAGACAGTTGAAATCAATAAAGCAAACATTAAAAAATAATAATTTAAGTCTTCAAGACATAACTGAATATTTAGAAGACGATGAATAGTGAATTAAAAGATAGAGTTTTTAATATTCGGCCCGATATTTTGGACTTTTTAAAAAAACAAAAAGAAATTCCTGGATTAAAAAGAAATAAAAATCTTCTTGAAAAAGGACAAGTAACGTATGGCCAATTAAAAAGAATATTACATGATTTAAAAAAAATAAATAAATTTAAAGATCTAGATAAATATAATTATTATGGTGGTGATTTAATGAAAAATTGGGGAATAATGATATTAACCAACGAACGAAATTTAATTCGAGATAGAAAAGAATCAGAAAAAATTGCAAATGATATTGCAGGACTAAATGGTATTAGAAAAAATTCTTTTATTAGGCGACACTCAAAAAATACTTTATCACCGAGAATTTCAGTAAATAATATCGTTAAACCAAAATCTAATTCGGAAAAATTTACTAATTCTTCAATGTTTTCAGCTAAATCAATGAAATTATTTGAACAAATAAATAGAATTAAAAAATTAATGCTATAATGCCAACAATTTTAGAAACAATAGCAAATCAACAAAGAACTGAGCATTTATCTCGTAATTATTATGATTATGATAATGAATATTCATCAAGTCATAAAAATGCACTTTCAACCGGCGATGAAAAAGGTAAGGGTCAAGTTGGTGATACCGGTCCAGTTGGTGGTTTAACAGATATTAATACAAGAACTGATAACTTAGGAAGAAATTATTATGATCCAAATAATCCATACGGGCCAACACACTCAAATGCACTTTCAACTGGCGATGAAAAAGGTAAGGGTCAAGTTGGTGATACCGGTCCAGTTGGTGGCTTAACTGATATTAATACAAGAAATGATAATATGAGCCGAAACCTTTATAAACTACTTGATCAATATAGTTCAATACACAAAAACGCTATATCAGATGGTGATGAAAAAGGTAAAGGACAACTTGGTGATACCGGTCCAGTTGGTGGGTTAACCGATATTAATACAAGAAATGATAATGTGGCTAGGAACATTTATAGTCCATTTGATCAATATAGTTCAACACACAAAAATGCCATATCAGATGGTGATGAAAAAGGTAAGGGACAAGTTGGTGATACCGGTCCAGTTGGTGGATTAACCGATATTAATACAAGAAGTGATAATCTAGCTAGAAATCTTTATAATTTATCTGATCAATATAGTTCGACGCATAAAAATGCCATATCAGATGGTGATGAAAAAGGTAAGGGCCAAGTTGGTGATACCGGTCCAGTTGGTGGGTTAACCGATATTAATACAAGAAATGATAATATGGGTAGAAATTATTATAACCCATTTGATCAATATAGTTCGACACATAAAAATGCTATATCAGATGGTGATGAAAAAGGTAAAGGACAACTTGATGATACCGGTCCAGTTGGTGGATTAACTGATATTAATACTAGAGATGATAATTTAGGTAGAAATTATTATCGCCCATTTAATGAATATAGTTCAAGACATAAAAACGCCATATCAGATGGTGATGAAAAAGGTAAAGGACAAATTGATGATACGGGGTCGGTTGGTGGTTTAACTGATATTAATACAAGAATTGATAATACAGGTAGAAATAAATTTAAATTAACACACACATATCCAGATTTTGAATATTAATGATAATATTAACTGAAATAGTGAATGAATTACTGTTAGAACAAGATAGTAAAATAGAAATAATAAGACAATCTATTCTTGAAAAAATTCCTATGTCTATATATTATAGGGGACCGGCAAATGAAGTTAGAGAGGGTCAAAGAATAGATATTGAACCAGTTGTGTTAGGTAAACATAAACGAACTGGCAATCTTGTTATTTGGGCATTTGTATTTAAGGGCGTATCAAAAAAGGGGTTACCAGGATGGAAAATGTTTCGTGTTGATAGAATTGTATCTGCAAAGCTTAATTTTAATGTCAAAAATTTTGATCTTAATATTTTACCTGGATATCAAAAAGGTAAAGCACCTAATGCTATGAAATCATTAAGTAGTGTTGATATTTTTTCACCATATTGGTATAAAGAAGGTGAAACCATTGAAACGCCACCAATACCTAAACAGCCAGAAAGTCCAGAAACCGAACCGGTTGATGTTGAAATTCCTCCAGATGAGCGTCCAATTGAAAAACCATTAAACATATCAAATAAAGAAGTGTTGGATCGAATTAGTAATAATTTAAAATCAAAAATAAAAAAAATTAATGGCCAAGACTTTATTACACAAGTTGATTATGATCATGCATTAAAAGATTTATATAATAATAAAGAAAAAGAATTTAAAATTTATCAAAAAGCCATTTCAGGTAATTTAAGACCAGGAGAAGGAACAAGGAAAAGATTTACTGATACATCAAAAGCAGAATTAGATAAATTATTAGCAACAAATAATATAAAACTTGAACAACCACCTAATCAATTATTAGAAATAAATAAAATGAAAAAAAGATTTAAAAGATTGATTATATAATAATTTTTTTATAATTTTATAATAAAGAAATATACATATGGTACTTATAAATAAAAAAATAACTCCACAAGAATTAGCCGAAAATTTAGTTAATTCCAGAAAAATAATTAACAAACTTGATACTGGTAATTACAAAAAAAGAAATATCAATGAACAATTGATTATTGATAATGATAATATTGATATCGATAATATTGATATCGATAATATTGATATCGATAATACTATTAATCAAAATATACCAAAAATTGATACTTCACTAGCTACAATTGATAAAATAACTCAATCAAAATTACCAGATGCAATTAAACAGGCAATGATTGAACATCCAATTCCTCAAATATCATTAAATGATTCATTAGATATTAGTATAACTGAAAGATCGAAAAAAATAATGGAAAAAGAAGGATTAATCTCTCCAACAAAAAGTAAAATAATATATAATCAAAAAAATAGTGGATATTCTACATCATTAAATGAATCAAAATTACAAAATCTTATTGAAAATGCTGTTCGAAAAGTTCTTGATGAAAAATTAAATCAAATATTATCCGCACAACAATTAAGTAGTATTAATGAAAATCTTGTTTTAAAAGTCGGAGATTCAATCTTTCAAGGAAAAATTACGGCAGTAAAAAAACACCAAAAACGGTAAATAATTTGTTTTTTTAAATTTTTTTATATATATTTTGACATAAGAACATTATTTATGTCAAAAATTAGAATTTTAGCAATTCCGCCAGATACTCATGGCGTCGGAAAATTCAGAATTACTGGGCCATACACATTTCTTCAAGAAAACTACGGTGATGATTTTCATATTGATTTATTAACAAACATTGAAGATAAAGATGATATATTTAACAATTATGATATTATTGTTATGCATACCTTTATACATAACAAAGCGTCATCTAGTAAAAATATAAACAGAGTTAAATGGTTAAAAGAAAAAGGAAAAATCGTAATTATCGATTTTGATGATTATTGGGAACCAGACATAAGACATCCAATGTATTTACAGGCAAAAATTTCTGGAGCCATTATAACCAAAATTAATTTATTAAAAGAAGCTAGTTATATTACTGTTACTACGCCAGTCTACCAAGATACTATTATTAAAAAATTCAATTTAAAAAATGTAGTGGTTTTTCCTAATGCAATTGATGAAACTGAACCACAATTTATTCCATCACCAATTCCATCTGAAAAAATTAGATTTGGATGGTTAGGCGGTAGTTCTCATTTATCAGATATTGATCTTATGACATTAGGAATATCAAAAATGTATAATACTTTTATTGATAAGATACAATTTGTATTGTGTGGATTTGATTTAAGAGGTACCGTTACAGAAATTAATAAAACAACACAAGAAAGAAAAACACGTAATGTTAGACCTGAAGAAACTGTATGGTATAAATATGAACATATATTTACTAATAATTATCGTGTTTTAGATAATGATTATATTAACTTCCTTAAATTATATAAAGAACTTGAATATGATGACACAAACAAGCCATATATAAGAAGATGGACAAAAGAAATAAATAAATATGCAGTAAATTATAATTATTTTGATGTATCATTAGCACCTTTAGTTCCAACTATTTTCAATATTAATAAATCACAACTAAAAGCAATAGAATCTGGTTTTTTTAAAAAAGCTTTAATTGCCAGTGATGTGAGTCCATATACAATAGACTTGATATCAGCTATAGAATTTAATGGAAAATATAATCCTAAAGGTAATGCGTTATTAGTAGATCCAAATAAAAATCATAAACAATGGTTTCAACACATGAAACGATTAGTTGAAAATCCAAATATGATTGAAGATTTGGGTAATAAACTTTACGAAACAGTTAAAGACAAATATTCATTAAAAAAAGTTTGTCAAGATAGATCGGAATTTTTAAAATCAATAATAAAATAATAAAAATAAAAATTATGTATTATTTAGTAACAATTAATTACGAAATTGAAACAGAAAGAAACACTAAGTTACAAAAAATAAAATATATTATTGAGGCTGAAAGTGTTGAAGAGGCCGCAATTATTGCAAATAAATATATTGAAGGAGATACTAGATCTGCAGAACTCCTGGGTATCACACATATGCCTATTGAATGTGTTATTGGCCCTAAAACATATCCGGAATATTATAAAGAAAAAAATATTTTAAAATAAAATAATATAAAATCATGTTAACCATACAACAATTAGAACACAATAAAACTAAGTTCATAGAAACTAATAAGAAGTATAATATTATGACTAAAGAATTATTAGATTTTCTTGGTGATAATTTGTATATTTCGCCAGCATCGACTCGATTAAGCATGGTTGGTTGTTATCCAGGCGGTTTATTAAATCACATAATAAAAGCATGTAAATATGCCATTAAAGTAAATGAGATTTTACCTGAATTTTTAAAACAACCAATTCCAACAATAGTTAAAGTAGTCTTTTTATCACAAATTGGTAAAGTATTTATGTTTTGTATAACAGAAAATGAGTATAATAAAAAACAAGGTATAATGTATGATTTTTGTGATGATATTGTAAGACTTAGAATTGGTGAAAGATCGGCATACTATGCTACTAAATATGGTGTACAATTATCTGAAGAAGAATATCAAGCTATTTTAAATCATGATAAAGATGAAGATGATAAAATGGCTAAATATTTTTCATCCCCATTAACTTCAATAATAAAATGGGGGTTTGAATTAGCTATCATGGAGGAAAAAAATGACATCAAAAAGAAATGATTTAGAAGAATATTTAAAACAATTAGAAGATTTAGATAGAAGATTAAATGACGAAAATAATGATATAAATCCAAGTGATTATATAATAGAAATTAATAAATTACTTAGTGGATTATCTTCTGATTTAGAATTTGACACTCCCAAAAAAATACTTGCCACCACATTAACTTTCGTAAATAAGTCAAAAAATCCAGATCCAGCTTTTGCTCATGAAGGTGATAGTGGTTTTGATATAAGAGCAGATTTAGAAAATGAATTATCGATACCAAGTAGAGAAATTCGTATAATACCAACAGGACTTTATTTTGAAGTAGCAAACGGACTTGAAGTACAAATTAGATCAAGAAGTGGACTAGCTGCAAATAATGGTATAATGGTATTAAATTCCCCAGGAACAATTGATTCACATTATCGCGGTGAAATTAAAGTAATTTTAGCCAATTTTGGCCCATCAGATTTTATAGTAAATGCTGGAGATAGAATTGCTCAAGCAGTTGTTTGTCCTGTTTATGGAGAAGGAAATTTAAATTTTATAAAAGCAGAAAAATTAACGGAAACAAAAAGAAATATTGATGGTTTTGGATCAACTGGTAAAATTTAATATATTTATAATGTAAAAATAAAGTTTGCCGCAAAAACCAATAAAATTTGCAAAGTATAAATAATAAACCAAAAACCGTAAAAGATCAAATTCGTCAAATCATCAAAAAACCTAAAGAAAAATTTCTCACATTTTCACAAAAAGAATATTGGGAAATTCTAGAAAAAAATCAAATTACATTATGTTTTGGTCCGGCCGGTACAGGTAAATCACATATTTCTATAAAAAAAGCAATAGATTTACTTTATTGTGAAGATAATAAGTATGAAAAACTTATTATTATAAGATCACCAATAGAATCAAGTAAATCTATTGGATATCTTCCTGGCGATATTGAAGAAAAAATGGCTCCATATATAAATCCTACTTATTATTTATTAAATAAAATTATAGGTAAAGAAAGTAGAGAATTAATGGAAAAAGTTAATTTAATTGAAATTATTCCTATTTCATTTTTAAGAGGCCGCAATATTGATAATTCAATAGTAATTGGAGAAGAATTTCAAAATGTTGGTATTGATGAAATGAAACTTGTTCTTACAAGAATTGGATATAATTCAAAATTTTTTCTTTCTGGTGATATTGAGCAATCAGATTTATTTAAAGATAAAAATAAAATAGGATTATTTGATGCTAAAGAAAGATTACGTGGTATAAAAGATATTGGCTTTTTTGAATTTAATAAAAATGATATTGTACGTAATCCAATTATTAGTGAAATACTAGAAAGATATAATAATTAATTTCTTTTAAGATAAATAATTTAAAAATATTTACTTATAATAAAAATACTATTATATTTCTTATAATTATGGAAATATATATTAATATTAACGGAGTATTACGTAATTTTATAGAAAAATTTGATTATCATTATCGAGAATACTTCTTAGAAACTGATGTTGATGTACTTAACGAGGATATAAAAACATTTGATTATAAAATAACATATCCTATATTTAATGACAATCTTTTGAAATATTATAAGTTTCAATCAAAAGATGAATATAATAATTTTTGTTATATAGACTATGCATTAGAATTGTTTGGTCATTCTAGACTTAGTTATCAAAATGTGATGTTAGATTTAAATGAAATAATTTACGGAAATAAACACATTAATTTCACTTTGATTGGTATTGATGAATTTGGCAAAGCCAAACCATCAACATTATTTTTTTTATCTAAAAATGGGTTTTTAGGGAATAATATTAAATTTATCGATTCTCAAGATATAGAAAAAGAATGGAAAAAATGTGATATATGGATTACTGATAATAAAGTGATTATTGATAAATGTCCTAAAAATAAAATGGCGATCAAATTTAATACACCGTATAATGATTATTATAACGGACAAATAGAAATAAATAAATTGACAAATATTAAAGAAATATGCTCGCATTCATGGGAAAATACTACTATATCGATGTGGACGAAGTTATTAACCTTTGTCGTGCAGATTATGGGACTGAAGAATTTGAAAAAAATCAAGGATTAAAAACCGGAGAACACGGTGAAGGCGTTTTAGAATTAAATGTATTTAAATTCGAGCTTTTTAAAGCATGCATAGAAAGAATCTTGAATGAATATGAAGAAATTGATGAAAAAATGGTTTCATTTTCAGAATCAGAATCAAGTGTATCTTTTAAAATTGCTATAAATACATTATTAAAATATAATTTATTAATTGAATATGATAATGAATAAAAAACAAACTACTATTGAGCTTCTAGAAACCATATTAGATAGACTAGAAAAAAGAGAAAATATTATATATTTTTTAGTATATGATACTAAAGGAAATGCTAGAGCATCCATAAAACATATTTATGACATGGCATTAGTATTGAAAGAAAACGGATATAATGCAAAAATTCTTGTTGAAGATAAAAATTATACTGGTGTTAATGGATGGTTAGATGATTCTTATAATATTCTTCCCGTCATTGCAATTAAAGAAGATGAGGCAACTATTAATGTTGATGATATTATTATTATTCCTGAACATTATTCAAATATTTTACCTCAATTATCAAATATAAAATGTGGTAAAGTTATGTTAGTACAACAAAAAGAATATATATTTGAAACATTACCTATCGGGAGTAAATGGAGTTATTTCGGTTTTGACAGATGTATAACAACAACAGAAAAATCAAAACAATATATTTTAGAATATTTTCCCGAAACATTAGTTTATATTATACCACCATATATTGGTGATAATTTTAGGCCATCTGAAATACCACAAAAACCGTATATCGCAATTAGTTGTAGAGATATATTACAACACCGAAAAATTATTTCTGAATTTTATTTAAAATACCCACAATTACGATGGATTACTTTTAAAAATATGGTTCAAATGTCATATTTAGAATTTAGTGATGCATTAAAAGAATGTATGGTTTCAGTATGGATTGATGATGAATCCACATTCGGAACATTTCCATTAGAATCAATGAAATGTGATGTACCAGTTGTGGGTAAAATACCAACAACAGAGCCTATTTGGATGGGTGAAAATGGATTTTGGACATATGATATTGATAATATTGTTGAACTTCTTGGTACATATGTTTTAGCTTGGATAGAAGGTATAGATATTACTGACAATATTAGAGAAAAAATGAAACAAACTACTTTATTATATACAAAATCACTACATACTGAAGTTACGTTATCAATTTTTAATGCTATTATATCTCAAAGAGTTGAAATAATCAAAAATAATATAGAAAAAGTTAAAATAGAAAATGATAAATGAAAAAAATAACAATTATTCTTCCAATTTATAAATTAGACGAAATAGATGATATGATGTTAAAAAACGCATTATTATCTATCGATAGTTTTCATAATGATATCAAACTATTAATTGTCTGTCCCAACGATTTAAAGAAAAAAATTAATGGTATAGATTTTGGTCAAAAATTAGAATATAAAATAATTTATAATTCCACAAAATGTACCGATTTTACATATCAAATCAATATGGGAATTGACGAATGTGATACAGAATGGTTTTCAATCATGGAAATTGATGATGAATATAAAAAAATATGGTTAACATCAATGAATGAATACATAAATACCTATAAAGATGTGGATGTCTTTTTACCAATAGTTAAAGATATAAATGTTGAAGGAGATTTTATAAATTTTACTAATGAATCTCTATGGGCATATGGATTTTCAGAAAAACAAGGATATTTAGATAATGAGTTACTATTAGAATTTCAAAATTTTCAAACAAGCGGTGGTTTATATAGAACTAAAACAATTATAAATCACGGTAAATTTAAAGATAATATTAAATTAACATTTTCTTATGAATTTCTATTAAGATTAACGTATAATGGAGTAAATATCATGTCTGTACCTAAAATTGGGTATCAGCATGTTAATTTTAGAGAAAATTCATTATTCTGGAGTTATAAAAATGATCCAGATATGAAATTATCTGAAGATGAAGTAAAATTTTGGTTAGAAACAGCAAAAAAAGAATATTTTTTTAAAAATAAAAGAGAAATACAATTTACTAAAAATTAAATGCCAAGAACCCGAACCCAAAAAATATATTTTGGGGAGGAACAAGAAAAAGCGGTAATTAAGTATATTGAAACTGAAAGCGAAGAAGAAAAGAATAAGATATTCAATGAATATTTAAAAGAACCTCTCGAAATAATGGTCGAAAGTATAATTCGACGATATAAATTGTATCGAAAAGATTTTGAATTTAATGATTTACATGTAGATACAATGTCTTTTCTTATTACAAAGATAAATAAATTTGATCAAGCAAAAAATCATCGTTCATATTCTTATTTTGGTACAATTTGTAAGAATTACTTAATGGGATCAATTCAAAAAGACGCTAAAGATTTTAATAGAACTGTATCATATGAAGATATTTCTGCATCAATTGAAGAAAATTCCGATTTAACATATGTTATTGATACAATACCAATAGATTATAAAGAAATTATCAATAAATTACTAACAAAACTTAATGAATTTATAATAACAGAGAAACTTACCGAAAATGAAAAAAAATTAGGGTATGCATTAATAGAAATTTTCACAAATTTCAATGAAATTTTTCAAATTGGTGAAGGAAATAAGTTCAATAAGAATTTAATATTACTTGCAATTAGAGAAATGACCTCTTTATCTACAAAAGAAATACGAGTTTCATTAAAAAAATATAGAAAATTATATAATGAAGTTCGTGATTACTTTATAAACTAGAAAAAAAGGTATTTATAATAATAACATAACTATAAAAATGAGAAATAAAAGAAAAATAGTCACACTTGATGTCGATTCTGCATTAGCATTAATGCAAGAAATCTATAATGATATTGTAGAACAAAAAAATAACGCATCTCTTATAATGAAAAAGATGCTTGTGTTTATGAAAGAGGCTGATGATATGAGTTTAATTGGCCCCGTAATCAAAGAACAACAAAAAATTCTAAATGAATGTACAGAAAAAAAGATATCATTAGTAAAATTACAAAATGCCATGATAAAACAGGGTAATATGACTACTGGCGGTATAAATTCTAATACAAAAATGGTTCTAAATGAAGAAGATCGAAAATTACTTGAAAAATTAATTGAAGATAATGAAGATAAATCATTTGATGATACTAATATTGAAACATATAACACATAATGGCAACTACAGATATTCAAAGAAATAAAATTAAATCAATAATTTCAGCAATTAAAGCCATCGATCAAAATCCGAAGGCCACTATTAGTGATATATCCGATGTTTATAACGATAAACTCGAATCGACAAACGGTATTATAAAAAAAAGTATTACAGATTTTACTTCTAAAGTAAAAGGTAAAACACAAAATAGAAAAAACATTTATGAAGAAATTGTTGATCTTGCTGTTACTTTTCTAAATGATGAAACAACGATTAAACGAAATCCTAAAGTAAAAATTTCAGAAAATACTAAACTTTTTAGATATTCTAAACAAGCAGCCAAGATAACACTACAAGCAACTGCACAAGATATTAATAATGAAACTAAAAGAACACTTTTTGGTAGCGTTTGTGATCCGCCCATAAATCTTAATGCAACATCACTTACAATATCTCCAAAAGAATTTGACTTTATGGGGTTATTGAAAGTCAATCCCAATTCTATTACTGGTAAACTTATGTATGAGAGTCCCGAATCAACAATTAATGGTGGTATAAAGTTTAATAGAGAATTATATAATACATTTGATACAACACCAAATCCATATAATTTTAAAAATCAATTTTTTATATCATGGGATTCGGGTCAACAAAAGTTTTTAGTTGAAGGATTAAATAATGAAACTAGATTGGGTATTTTTTTAAATGATTATTATAGTTCTATTGAATATCCTGATATTGATCATATTTTAAAAACAGCTATACAAATGGTATTGGGTGGTGATGGCGTAGAACCAAAAACATTTAAAATTGGTATGAAAAATTTAAATAGACTTCTTACAAAACTATTTTCAATTTGTGGTAAACCATCAACGAGTAAATCACCATTATTAAATACAACAGATACAGAATTAAATGAAGATGAGACTGATTTACAAAATTATTTTGATTTTAATGATACTGAAGGCATCGATTTAGATGATGAAGATGCGTGGGATAGAAGAGTTCTTAGATTTAAAGATTGTGAAAATTTTGAGATACCAATTAATCCCAATTATTCAGAAGATTTTACATATTTTTTAGATAAAAAACCAATAGATGAAAATATTGGAAATACATTAGATAAAGCAGCTAAAGAAGCATATGAATCATCAGGTAATGCCGATAATGGTGGTATCGCTTTTGAAGGATTTCAATTATCGTTAATAACAAATTATATTTTAAAAATACCAAGAGCGATAATTGCAAGTTTATTATCTCCTAAAATTTTTTTTCCAATTGTTGTAATATATAAAATACTTAAGGGTGGTGCATTATTAGTTACTGATTTAATAAAAATACTTTATAATCTTTTTAATAATTTCATTAGAAAAATATTCTGGAGGTTTATTAAAGAATTTTGGAAATTAGTGAAAGGTGATCTTTTACATTTTATCCAAAGAATTGCATTTAGAATTTTTATAAATAAACTTAAAAAATTAAAAGTAATAATTCAAATTTTAATTAATTTAATAAGGAAAGTTCTTGAATTAAAAATAACAAGTTGTTCAGATATATTTGGAGCTATTTTACAAACAATTACCACAGCACTTAATAGGCCAATTAATATAAAAATACCATCGTTACTATTACTAATGGCCGATAAATTACCGGGATTTAGTGCTGATAGAGCACACATAGACGCTGTTTCCAGAGCACAAGCATATGGTGTAGATATGGGGCCAATATATGGTGAAGATAATAAGCTTGTTTTAGCCATGAAAGCTATTATTGATGCTATATCTACAGAAGAAGATAATAATTCTTATGTTATAGGCACAATAAAACCATCAATGATACCTGTAGCACCCGGTGGTGGTACTGCTTTACTTACAGGTAGTATAGTCGGTAAAAAATTTTAATTATGGATAAAGATAAAATACTTGATATTGTTACAAATGTTAAAAATAGATCAAATAAAGATTTATTTGAATCAAGAGATGAATTATATAATGAATTTGAAAAAACAAAAGACTTGATAATTAAGCTAACAAAACATTTGGATACTGTTCAAGAATATTATGAAAAAATAAATACTGAAATTGGAAATAGACTGAAAAAATGAAAATTATTGATGTTGGTATATGTGTCAATAATATTGATCCAAAAGGTATAGGCAGAATTAGATTTCGTCCATATGGTGTATATACAAGTGAACTAGAAAATCATGTACAATATGATGAATGGGACGAATTAGATCCATTTATTGCCGCCCCATTTTTACCACTTCATATTAATGTTATTCCACAAATTCAACAATCAGTTAAACTTCTTGAATATGATACTGAAAATGAATTTCAAAATGTAGAATATGTTAGTGGTCCATTTACTTCACCACATGATATGCAAAATCAAACATTCGCAACACAACATAAAGGTACTACATATGGCGGTGTTATAGTAAAGGGAATAAAAGACATACGAACTACTAAAGGAATATTTAATAATTCTGCATCACGTGGAACAATTATAGATGAAAGAGATACTGGTCTTCGTGGAAATTATGGATCCGACATTATTTTTAGTGAAAATGGTGTTCAATTAAGAGGCGGATTTTTATTAAGTAAAGATGGAAAAAATAAAAAATCATTATTGGAATACCCACAACTTGCCAAAAAAATGGGTAGATTAAATTTAAAAAAATTCCCAACAACTTATCAAGCAATTAAACAAACTATTGAAACATCAGAAGTTAGTTCTAGCAGATTAAAATATATTATTGAATATGAAATAAATAATTTATCAACCCCAACAGAATTAAGAATATTTGTATATAAAGTTATAGCAGGACAAGGATTTGCCAAAAGATTTGACACTAACACATTTAATGAAAATAGTGATTTTGATCCTACAGATAAACTACAAGTACAATTAATTAATACTACCAATACTATTACAGATCCAACTTACATTGTTTCAATAAATGGTTCAATAGAATCTGCATATATCGAATTAAGAGAATTATTAAATTTAATTGATACTAATAATCTTACTGTTCTAGATCATTTGTATCCAAATGAAGACATCTATCCTTTTTATTTTAGACCGTCATCTGCTTTTAGATTATTAAGAGGTGCATCATCGACAGAAATAACCAATAAAACTACTTTTATAAATAAAATTCAATTACGAAATAAAACAAATGGTTTTGGATTAATTTATTCTAGACAAACAGCTAATGCCCCATTAATCACAAGTAAAAAAGAAGTTATAACTGCAAAAGAAATACCAAATTCAGGAGAACAATCATTTGGTAGTATAATGGCCGATAAAATATTTATTACAAGTACAAGTCCAAATATAGGTGTTAACATTAAATCAATTAATTTTAATGATTTGAATGAATATGAATTAACACAAGAAGATTATGTGGCATCTATAGAGCCAAATACATATGCTATGGTCAGAGGTGATATTTTATATCAATTACTTGTATCAATTAAAAAGTTTCTTGACGGGCATAGACATAATATAAATGATCCGCCAGCAAAAGATGGCGATCAAAATTATGTTGAATATAATAGATTAATGCAAACATTAGAAGATGATTTATTAAATAGATCACTTCGTATTAATTAATGGAATATTTATTGTAAAAACATATGTCATATTATCGTTCATACTTCAAAAAAAATAACACGATTATCAAATACGTGAATACCAATACCGCAAAAAATCCAAATACTGATATATTTTATGGTCCGGGGTTTTCTAAATTTATATTCCAACTTGATTTAGATAATTTAAGAAAAAAAGTAGCAAGTGGAGATACTGTTAATGCTGATTTAGTAATTGATAATAATACAAAACATATTTTACACTTAACAAATACTATATTTGGTGATGAAGCACTTTTAGGAAAAGATAGAGGAGCGGGAAAAAGAAGAGCAGTATCATTTGATTTACTTTTATTTGTAATTCCCGAAGAATGGGATGAGGGTGTCGGATTTGATTATGAATATGTCTATGATTATACAACAGGTAATCTTACGTGGGATCTTAGACCAAGTAACTGGTACTATAGAACAACAGAACATTTATGGACTGAAGAAGGTATTTATACAGGAACACCAGTAACTTTATCAACAATACATTTTGATAATGGAAATGAAGATATTGCTGTAGATATTACTGAATATATTAATCAAGTTTTAAGTGGAACAACAGAGCATTATGGACTTGGATTAGCATTTCCGCCCGCGTATGAAACTAATTTTACAACACTTGAAACATATCAATCAGTATCGTTCTTTACAAAATATACACAAACTTTTTGGGAGCCCTATTTGGAATCAATTTTTGATGATAGAATTGATGATAATAGAGATGAATTTTATGTTGATATAGGAAATCGTAATTTATATTTATATGTTAATTATATGGGAAATCCATATAATTTAGATGAATTACCTATCGTGAATATAAAAGACTTTAAAGATCAATACATACAATTCAATCTTAGTGTTACTCACGTAAAAACTGGTGTATATAAAGTATCATTTGCATTGATTGGATCTGTTTGCGATGATAAACAATTTTTTTATGATGAATGGTGTAATCTTAAAATAAAAGGAATCGAGTTAAATTGTGTCACTCAAAAATTTTTACCTAAACCATATAAGGATTTTTACAGTATTGGACAAAATTTAACGGCAATTGATAAATATGCAATACAATTTCATGGCGTATCATCAAATGAAAAAATTAAAAGAGGATCCACACGAAAAATTGTAGCAACATTTAGATCAATAGATAATCCGTTAAAAACGATTTTATTAGATGAGGTATATTACAGAGTTTATGTTAAAGAAGGAAGGACACAAGTAAATGTATGGGAATGGACTCAAATGGATAAAACAAATGAAAACTCATTTATGTTAGATACATCATATATGATTCCACGTGAATATTGGATTGAAATTAGAGCTATAATAAATGGTGAAGATACTTATTATAAAAATGAAATAAAATTTGAAATAGTTTCAGAAAAATAATCTTTACATAATAAATAAATTTAATCATTTTTATATATGAAATCAATTTATTTAATACGTGGAAATGATGGAAAATATAAAATTGGTATCGCTAAAAATCCGCAAAAAAGATTATCACAACTTCAAACAGGTAATTCAGATGAATTAAAAATAATCGATACTTATCATACACGCCACGCTAGAAAAATCGAATCAATTTTACATAATTATTATAGTTATGGGAAACAAAGAGGTGAATGGTTTATTTTATCAATAGAAGAAGAAAATCGATTTAAACATATGTGTGAAAATATTGAAAAAAGTTTGAATTTATTATGTGACATGGGAAATGAATTTATAAAAATCTAATCCAAATGAAAAAAAATATTATTACATGATTATTGAGGTTAATACCTAATAATCATGAAAATAAAAAAAATTCTTAAAGAAACCACAAATCGTCGCACTTACCACATTTTACAATCAGTAGATCAGGACACATATCCTGAAGATTACGGACATATTGTAAAACGTAAAATGGGATTTAAATGGATTCAGACGATATCGGAAATCACGAAAACTTTGGTAACATCAAGTTAGAATGTATCGAACATGGAAACATCATCGTAAAACTCAATGGAAATTAAAATAAGAAAGTGAATAATAGATAAGTTTGTATTTTTTTCATTAAATTTTTTATTCTTTTATGTTGTACACTTTCGTTTAAATTTTTATTTGGACGATTTTTACGAATCTCTATTTCTTTTTTATTGGCATATTCATGAGCTTTATCATAATTCCATTTTTTATATTTTATTAAATTTCTTTCTGTCCATTTATGACCCAATATTCTATTAAAATCCTGACGTTTAGGAAGAAATACATCATCAATCCATATCTCATCTTCTGGAATAAATTTCTTATAACCAGGATAACTATCAATATAATGATGACCACCTTCAATGAAATCTATAAAACCAAGACCTGGATTATTTCCTTTAACATATGACCCATTTACAGAACAAACTTTAACCCCATTTCTTTTAGAATCTTTTGCGATTCCTATTATCCTTTTATTTAAATTAGAATGTATTTTTTGTTCGGTTAATTCTTTATAATTTTTCTCAATATCGCGATTACTAAGAAAACCATTTTTACTTTTAGCTATTTCATATACCTTATATGCTTTTTCTTTATCTCTATAAATTATAGATAAAATATTATCATTTGATATTAATCTTATTGGAATAACACCGATTTTACGTTTTTCTAATATACGACCTAGATTTTTATTTAAATTAACAATTACTACATCTCGTTTACCTTTAATAATCAATTTAATTAACTTAATATCATTAAGTAATTTATTCTTCTGAATTTCTTCATTATATTTTTCATTATATCTTTCTAGAAGCGATAAACGGCTCATTTTATTTATGTTATATTCATAAATAGTATTTAATCATAAAAAATAATTATAACATCACATTCTTTTAGCATTTGTAGCGCTTTATCTTGTGATTCAATCCATTTTTCTTTATTTTTTGTTGTACATACAGATTTACAATAAACTTTTTTTATTCCTGAATTGATAATTGCTCTAGCACAATCAGCACAAGGTAAACCTGATGTTAAATAAATGGTTGATCCATCAAGAGGTATTCCAACTCTAGCCGCATTATAAATTGCATTTCGCTCCGCATGCTCAAACCAGAAGTACTTTTCGGGTCTTTCCTGACGTTCTGATTTATTATCATCCAAACCCCTAGGAAAAGAATTATAACCTGTAGAACGTATTTCATTATCCTTACCAACGATAACAGCACCTATCTGTGTTGACTGGTCTTTAGATTTGAGTTTAACTTGTTCTGCAATACTTAAAAAATATTTAGTCCAATCCATTATTTTATAAGTTTTTTAATTATTTCTTCTTTCTTTCCAGTTTGTTTTATGCCTTCCATAAATTTTGGTGTATGAACAAAATGATCTGTAGATATCCAAGTTTGTAAATTAAAATCATCTACAGCAACCCAACATCCGGGTCTATATGTTTCCATATGATTAAGTATTTCTTTAGCCCTTTCTTCTTCGACAAGTTGGTGTTGTGCAAAGGGTAATGTTTTTGTAATATCAATGGGTACTTTTATTACACCTTGCCATTCAAAAATATTTTGTAAATCTTTTAATGAATAATGTAATTTCCAATCACTAGAAATAATAATATCAGCATTTGTATTCTCAAGAATTTCATTAAGAACATTCACTGCTTTCGCATTAAATCTATATACATATCCCCATTCAGTTAATCTTGGATGTATTTCACTTCCTAGACTTAAAACGCCATCAATGTCCAAATAAATAAATTTTTTCATTCGAATGGTTTTATGGTTGATTTAGAATAATCAATTTCTTTCATTTATGCAAATATATGAAAAAAACAAAAAAAACAAATATGGGAAATATTTATTTCGAATTGTTTTTTTTATCATTAGAAGTATTTCTAATAACAAATATAACGAGTTTAATAAACTCCCATGATATTATTCCAAACATAAATGCAACAAATACATATAACGGTATAAACCAAGGTTCCGATAATATACTATTTATAGTTCTTATTAACATGGTTCTTTTTTTTTAATAAATATACTAAGAAAACTATTATTTGTAAATGATGTATAAAAAAGGCATGTTTCATGAATTATCATTATAAACAATTTTATAAAATAAAAAAAGGAGTGAAATTATCCACCCCTTTTTTATTAACTGATAGAATATTAGACTATCTTAATGTATCAAGATCGAATACTTGTATACCTTTCACATCAATAACACCGAAATATCTGTTATTCACCATCTTCTTCGCGTATCTGGTCATGATACCCTTTACCGGAGTAAAGTTAAATGGATTATACATAGTTGGTGTTAACTGTAGAGGTACATATGGCGCGTATACATATCCTGCATCAAGCAACGATTTCCCTTTATGACCAATTAACAGCTTGTTGGGTGGGAAATATGGGTCACGATATACCTGATAACGGCCACCAAGTGTACCAATTCTTTCAATACCCATGTTATATTGATCCTGTTCAGGTGCTGCGTTGCTTACATGGAAGTACTCAAGGTCATCGAATATTGCTGAAATCTCAGAAGAAACAACAATCCAGTTAGCACCGCCTCTTAGAGTAGTTTTATGAATTTGAGCAGAAAGCTGGTTAATTTTTGTGATTAATGTCTGGTTCCAGTCTTTTTGTGTATAACCAAGAAATGCCGAGCCAGCATTTCCATATTTCCATTCATTATAATCCCAACGGGCTTTCCATGCTGCACCTTTTCTCAAGTCACGAAGAATTTCACGGTCAACTTCAGCAGCAATTTGTTCTGAAAGAAGAGCAGTTAACTCAGCTTCAGCGTCAATATTGTGAAATGCGCTAACGTCTTGTGCAAGTTCAGGTGACCATGCGGCTCTAAGTTTTCTTTCTGTAACCGAAACAGTAACAGATGAAAGATCAAATGATACTTCACCAAGTTCTTCTTCAAATTCGAGAGTATCATATGTTCTGTATCTAAGCGTAAAGTCGCTAGCGGTTAATCCTGAACTAGCTACTGTATATCCAGTAAATCCACCTGTTGGAGAATAAGTATCAACGTCAATAGCAATATAAATTGTGCCGGTTTCATCACAAATATCTTGATAATTTCCAAGAGGATGGCTAGAGCTACTTGATTTTTTACCATATTCAACAATACCTTTACCATATTTTTGTGTTACAATATGGAAATTTCTTGAAACATTTTGAAAAGTAACCACAGCGGATGCTAAGAAATCCTCAGTATCCATAATATTACCATATGCACCGATAAGTTTACCTTGTCCGTCTTTTGTAAAACCTGTAAAGGCAACAACAACTTCACTAACAGTTTTACCTGATAAACCATCGGAGGTAGCAATACCATTTTTAAATGTTACTATATTTGTTCCAGTTACTCCTGATTCGACATATTTACCTTTTGAGTAATCGAAAAGTCCAGTATCAGGAGAGTTGCCAGTACCTCCATCGTTTTCATAGAAACGGTCATAAAGATTAATAAATGTGTCAGAATATCCATCACCAGCAGCATTAGCTGTATTTGGCCAACCATAAGGAGCGTAATGTGCTCCGCTATTTCTTTCCTGAATTTTAGGAACGAAGAAGAATAATTTACCGATAGGTAAATTCATTGCCTGTACACTAACAATATCATTAGCTAACAGTTTAGAGAATACACGGCGGATGATCGGGAATACA